ATCATGTTTGCATCAATACGTTCAGCAATACGTTCTTCAGCCATTTCCATTGTAATATACAGTACGTCCTTTCCGTACATCAGATGGTTTGCAGCCATATGACATTTAATTAACGACTTACCGCCACCAGTAGTTGCTAGTAATACTGTCATTGACTTGCGAGGTAGACCACCTTTGGTAATTGTATTAAGCAAGTCAATATCAAAGGGAACTCGTTCTTCTTTCTTATGATAGAAATCGTATCGACCTTCGTATTCTTCTAGATAATCATGACCAACGCTCGAGTCAAAACTGATACCTAGTGAGTCTTGTAAAAGTTTTGGTATTGAACCCTTACCTTCTTCAGTACCATCTTTAGAGCCTTCATCATCAGCATCTAGGATATTAATTGCTTTACGAATAGAGTTATAAAGATCTTTATTCTGGCAAAACTTTTCAGTTTCATCGAATAGAAATTGAGTATTTGTATCTTTATCAACTTTCAATTCACTGATAGAACTCATTATTTCAGAATAAGATGTTTCGTTTAAGTCTTTACGATTATCAATCGAGATTCGCAGAGCCTCCAATGAAGGAGGCGCCTTATATTGTTCAACATAATCGCGATAAGAATCAAAGATTTTACGGTGTGTGTTATCATCAAAATATTCGTCTTTAATAAAAGGATATACTTTTGCGTAGTATTCGTTATTATAGACTAAATTAGATAGTATCGTTGTTTCCATCATCTTTCATTTTTCCTGGTATAGTCAATTTATATTTACGTTCGATAAAGTTGTTAAATGTTTCGTTTTTAACAAGAGCTTCGAAGAATTTATCATCAGAACCTAAGTCTTTCTGTCTACGCTTAGGTTCAACAAGCTCACCAGTTTCTTGGTCAACAACATTATACCAGCCTTGAGTGGCGCCTTTTGCTATATGTCCAGATTCAATAGCTAAGTCAAACAATGCTGACCACTTTTGAATACCAGAATCATACAATACAGTGAATGGTAGTTTTGCTTTTTCACGAACAAAACGAGATTTTTCGATATTGATTGTAAATTTAAATCCTGCTAAATCAGTACCATCTTTTTCTTGAGACTTACTAATAATAAAGATTTGATTTGCTGAATAATAGATACCAGTATTGTGTGTTACTATACCATTTTTGAGTACATAATGTTGCTCATCATAATTTTCAGTTGCTATTGATAAATCATAAACCGGTTTTCTACCAACCTGTTTAACGTTAACTATTTTCATTTTGTTTCCTTATTTCATTAAGATATAGCTTTCTAGCTAGAGCAATTGTATCACTAAATAACAGTACAATCCATTCCAACAACTAAATCTTTAGCTTCAACCCATTCTTCGTTAACCAAGAATTTATGTTTATCTGAAACAGTTGCTTTAAATCCATCTTCAAATTCAACTTCATAACATTCTGGATTGCCATCTTCAAGTGTATCAGGGTTCCAAACATGACTTACAACTTTATCACCGTTTAGAGTAATAACTTTTTCGCCAACATTGAAGTCTTCAACATTCTTAAGACCATCTGGTGTTTGAATTTCTGTGCCTTCAACTACGCAACCACCAGATACAATATTCTTAGGAAACATACCAATTTCTTGATAGATATGATTAACAGCTAAACAAGGAATGTTTCTTGTAGTTAGCTTTGGAGTTATGATGCGAAATAAAGATTTAAGTTGCTTAGCACGAGTCATATCAGCAGCTGAGTTATCTTTCATAGCATCGTCAACTTCTTTCTTAGAAGCTAAGTTACCGATAGAATCGATCATGATGAATACACGATCTTTCTTATCAATCTGGTCTAATCGCTTAACGATATCAAATTTAAGCTGTTCAACATCTTCGATTGGAATATGTAGTACACGTGACGTATCAATATCAAAACTTTCTAAATAATCTGGTGTAATACCAAATTCTGAATCATACAACAAAGCAACACCATCTTTATATTTTTCAAGATATGCTTTCATACAATACAGTGATAGTAGAGTTTTGAAACTTTTTGATGCACCAGCGACAACAGTTAGACCTGGGATTAAACCACCTTTAAGTGAACCACTAAAAGCGATATTCACAATTGGTAATTCAGTCTGAATTGGTTCTTTTTCGTCAAAGAAAGCAGATTTATTTACAACACCAGCTTGTTTGATTGAACCGGATTTTAACATTTTATCTAAAAGACTCATTTACAAATTATCTCCATTGTGTATTTTTTGTAACCTTTCTACAAAGGCATCAAGTTTTTCAGTGCGATTAGGCCAGAATATATAATCTTTTTCTGGATTCGCTTTGAGATTTTTGATTAGTGGCATTATTGCTGCATAGAGCAATTCTGCTTTATTGTCGACAGTTTCTAGTTGAGCAGTGAGTTGTTCAGATTGCTTATTTGCAATCTGAACAACTTCCAATTCATCTTCGGAAACAGCATAAAAACCAAAATCTAATATTTCTTCAACGTTTTTCATTACTGTTTCCTATTATTAACCGCGAGCTAGATCCTTGAAGATTGCCAAGTCGTCGTCGTCGTCAGAGTTCATTTCACCAGCTGATTTAGATTCTTCAATTGGAGCTGAATCGGCAATACCGCTTAAATCTAATTCATCGCTTCCGCCAACAGGTTCTTGTTCTGCAGTTTTACCGAAGTCTTTATTATCGGCTTCGTCAAGTGCAAGTACACGGAACAATTTAGTCTTTAACTCAGCATAAGATTTAAACTTATTAGGGTCTAACAATGACTGAAGTGAATGTTGAGTTTTCCACAATTTTTCCATTTCATCATCATCGTCGAAAACAGAAGTAGGATCGTCAAACTCAGACTTATCATAATTAGGGTAACCTTCAACTAAACGAATTTTTAGTCGGAAGTTAGCACCTTCCCAAAAATCAAAAGGATTTACTGGTGATTCATCTTCAAAAGATGGGTTCATCAAATCATTCAGTTTATCAAAGATTTTTTTACCATACTGATAAAGAAATACTTTGCCCTCATTTTCTGGGTTAGCTGGATCTTTAACAACTAATACGTTTGAAATATACTTAAGACGTCGTTTCTGTTTACGAGCAAGTTCTTTGTCAGAATCAATACCAGAATTCCACAGCTTAGAGTTATATTCTGATACTGGGTCGTCGACGTTTAAAGTTGTAAGAGAACTTTCGATGTACCATAAACCAGTTGGTCCTTGGAATCCATGGTCAAACGTGCGAACAAATGGTAGTTCTTCACCTTCAACAGCAGGTAAGAAACGGATAATTGAAAAACCGTTACCAACTTTATCGCGAGTTGGTTTCCAATACTTATCAGCATCTGGATCAGCATATGACTTTTTAGTGATTTTTTCAAGCTGAGAGTTAAGCTTGTCGAGGGATTTTGTACGGTTCTTTTTTAGTGATGCAAATGACATATTTAATATTCTCCTGAATATATGGCGTTTTATAGTTTAGTATAGCAATTTTTAATATAGCTTAGTATGCGTTGTTACCAACGATATATTTATAACAAGCTAGTTGTAAATTACAAATTTTTTTAAAAAAATTTATCTTTGACGATTTGTTTGAATCGTTGTTCATCGTATCGCAAGAAGGGTTTATACTTCTTGGATTTTATTATTATATCATAAAATATAATTTTGTCAACTACTTTTTCACTCCAATATGAATATATATTAGACATATGAGCTAACATCGTAAATGTTTCAAGTGTTATCTTCTTTTGAAGCAATAATTTACCAATATGTGGATGTTGACCATTGTGTGATATAAAGTTAGATTGATAGTCATCTTTCAAATTACTCAAATCTGATTTGAAAACATGACCTAACGAATCTATCTTCTTTTTCCATTCAACATATATATTATAACCAGAATCATCCATAAGATCTCTTATCCAAGCGTCTGGATTAACAACCATGTTAGCTAGTATCATATTCTCATAATCAGGTTTATTTGCAAGTTTTGCAAAAAAGTATGCGTCATTGCGAGTTCTAAAAGTTTCAAAGTTTGCTTTGACTTTGCCATTATATTTGTGAAAGTCGTAGCTTTTTGTAGTGAAATGTCTTTTATACGCAAGATATTTCACATAACTATTGAAAGCAGTTTGGTTAATTAAATTCTGTGATGTCGATATCATCGTCATATACCATCCTAAGATTTATAGCTTCACTTTTAACTTTTTCGCGCAACACAGCAGATTTTTTAACTACACTAGCAACAACTTCAATTTCGATGTTGTTCTTTTCCGAATATTCAACAAGAGCTTCGATGTAAGGAATTCCACTTGCTATCATATGGGATATTTCATGATGTATTTTTTCTGGTGTTAATGCGATTACAGTCATAATATCTCCTTAGTTGTTCAAATAAGCTTTTTCCTATTTGATGTGCTATTATAACACAGTTATAAATAAATGTCAACGTTTTATTTAAATTTCTTCAAATAAAACGTTATTAATATATCTATCTTTAGCTTGTTCTGATATGCCCATAGCAAGTATAGATCTATGCAGGTGCTTATTCATCTTCTGATTTTCACAATATTTGTTAAGTTGAGTTTTAGTTGGTAAGGTAGTAATCATTTTAATATCATTGCAAGAAGCCAAATAAGCCTTAATAAGGTTAGTAGATAAACAAATCAACTGTTCTAACTCATCACCATAAGTGATAGAACCAGCAGCAACCATGTTGTCTGAGAATATTTCAGTAGCCCATTCAGGTAAATCTCTTGGTTTATTCCATTTAATATCCTTAACAGACGCTTTAAACAGTTCGCATAATGGATGAACTTGATCTTTTATAACAGGAGAAAAGTCAAAAAACGAACCACTTATTTTAGTTTTAGATGCAACTATATCAAAACCAAGAATAGGTAAGTTAACATTTTCTCTTGGAAATATATTGATATGTAGCAACCACATTCTACCATCGTTAATCGTTTTCAAATGACACTTTCTAATGTTATCACTACACCAGAAAGAATCAGTCCACCCATCGAATTGCTGATCATGTTTTTCGTTTATAAACGGTTTTAAATGATTATTAAACGTTTCGCTAAGACTTGATGCAAATGTATCAAGTTTATCCCAGAGTGGATTGATATCCATTATAGATCATCAACTTCAAAATCTTCACCTTCAAAATTATCAACTAATTCTAAAAATAATAGCTCTGCAAACTTAAAACAGACAATAGCTTCTGGGGCCATATCATTATTTAACATACTACGAAGATCTGTGATCAACTGTTTGCGACCAGTAAACTCATACATTGTACCAGAACCAGGGACTCTCTTTTTGATTATTTGACCACCATGTAAATCACCAAAATGCCGAACGTACAGATGAGCTAATAGCTTATCATGTTCTCCTTTTGCGCTAAGCTCGGTTATATGACTAATATATGAACTAACTGATTCGAGGTTTTCGGTTATTTCTTCAAGTCCATACTCATCTTCAAGTCCATGCATATCTTGCATTATATGAGAAGCTCGAAAAACAGTTTTAAGTTTTGACGGAATTGTCACTAACGACTCAAGTGCTTCATAAATCTCATACTGGGCCGAGAGATACTGGTAATATAGTAGTGGATTTATTCTTCCGCCTAATAATATTTCAGCAAAATCTGAGCCTTCTATATTATTATGATTCTCTTTGGTCAGTTCTCTTAAGTTTAGTGTCATTGTTATTTCTATTCCTATTTACAGTTGTATTTCATTGATAATAATCGCCATTTTTCTTTGCTTCACGTTTCCGATCAATCATAACTATAGATTTGTTAAACGTCCTCGCATGCTTTGCGACTAAGTTTCTTGAGTTTGGTTTCTTTTGTTTTGTTGTATTCATCTTTAACACCTAATATAAAAAATATAACGTAAAAACACGATGGAATTGATAAGATAACTTGTAATAATCCAGCTGCAGTATCAGTAGTTCGAACATAAGACGCTACTGATATTATTACAATTGCAACAATAAAAATTGAAAATCTAGTAACGTTAATGAATTTTGTTTTTCTTTCTGCAATCATCTAAACTTTTCACTTTTATTATTAATATGTTATTATAACACAACAAAAAGAAAATGTCAACATTTATTTTTAGTAACCGCCACTCTTAAACCAACCCTTACCTTTCAATTGAAATCCGCCAGTAGAGGTGATAATCTTTTTCAAATCTCCAGCGCATTCTTCACAGTTAGTCAATGCGTCATCTGACATACGCTGAACTGTGTCAATAACTTTTTTACATTTAATACATTCATATGTATATGTAGGCAAATGTCATCCTCCTTAGTAGATTGCTCGGATAAATTCATCGCTAACTAAGATGCACTTAACACCCTCTACTGTAACAGGTAATCCCTTAGCCCAATCAAGAGCAACTTTATTACCCTGTTCAATATCCTCAACCAATGAGCCAACTTCCAAGACTAACCCTGGTAATGCACCTGTTGTAACTCGCTGTGTTAAGATTATGCCACTTTCTGTCAACTTATCGTTTGTTTTTATTTCGGTTACTAGTACAAAATTCTTTAATGGTTTCATTATAATTTCTCTTTATTGTTGTTGTTTAATCAACTTTGGCTTTTTTCTTAGCTTCGCGTTTTTCTAATTTGCACGAACGTTTCTCTAGGCGCAGTAAAACTTCTTTACCATCCATCCACAAATCTTTATTATTAAGCATATCTTTGATTTCTCTTTTTGTTAAAAAACCGCAGTAAACATCTCTTAATAATTTAGCTGACCAACAGCGTTCATGAATTATTTGACTATACATTTCTCCACCTTTACCAGAGGTTTTTCCAGCATAGTTGTGGAACATAAACATTGTATGACTAGATAATTCGAATACATCAGCACTCAAGAATATCATTGTTGCCGCTGACATACAAGCGCCTTCAACTGAAGCAATTACAGTAGCCCGACACTCGCGCAAAACTCGCATCATCTGTATAGCAGCAAGTAGATCACCACCACACGAGTTAATATGTATATGTACTGTATCAGCTTCACTGCAGTTTCTAATTATATTAAACCATTCGACGTAATATTCTGGAGTTTCTACTGGTCCTGATAAGTAAAAATCATGAACAACATCAGTTGATCTGGAAGTAAAGAAATCCTTAGATTTGCTTGGCTGCAGTAAATCTAAGAAGTTATTATCAAATTTATTTTTTTTCATGTAGTTCCTTGTATCAATTAAACTTTACGACGACAAGCTTTACCGCGGCCATCTTTAGCGTAAAATTCGTTTTTAGAATTTTCAATTGCTTCGGTTGTTTCGTATAAATCTTTTATTATTTGCTGGTCAGTTACTTGCTCACCATATTGATATGTAACGATGCCATTTCCTTGAGTCCTAAAAGCACATAGAGCTCTAAGAGAGCATTCTTTTGCGTAATTAATTGATTCTTGTGCGCTATTAAAATGTTCTTCGTTATTGTTACCGTTGTTTTTTATTACCCATACTTTATACATGATATATTCCGTTTATTTATGCAATTTAAATGACACTATGTGCTGCTACTGAAGCAAATATCAATAACAGTATAAAACCAACTAAAAAGTACCAAGCAAATTTAAATATAAATAAGATAATGTTTAAAAATAATTTAACCAATAAGACCATTATTACTATAATTATAAAAAATAATACAAGAACTTCCATCTAACTATTACTCCTTGATTTAACTTATGAGACTATTATAACACCACTAAAAGAAAATGTCAACTATTATTTTAACAAAGATTCAAAACCTTGTTCTAAAGCAGCAGCTTCGATAATAGAGTTCATTTCTAATTCAACTTCATCATATAAACATGATATATAACCGCTACTGTAGTTGCCATAATTGCGAGAAGGAATTCCGAATATTTTGGCAAATTGTGCTGCTCTATTACAAAGACCATTGTTATACAGGTCATAGTAACAATTTGATGCTTTGCGAAATTTCTCAAGCTTTTTGTTTTTACTACGTGGGTTATCAACACAACCAGTAATTGGTATCAATTCGCAAAGCTCTTTTTGAGCTTTGTCATATTTTCCGTTATTGGCCCAATAAGTATTGTTGTTCATAATTTAATTCCTAATTTAAGTTTTTTAAAGGTTTATCAATTTATGTAACTATTATACTATAATCAAAGCGAAATGTCAACAGTTATATTGATACAAATTCGTATCTAATAAGAAGTGACTCTACAACTAAGTAGAAAGCCCAAAACGGTATGGAAAAAGCAATGAGGGTTGACCAAAAGCCCTTAGCCAACACAATACCCCAAATCCATATGATGAAGAAAATTATTTTTACAAAAACGATTTTGTTTGTTCTCTTTGTTCTCATTATTATTGTTTTTCCTGTGTTGGATCTGCTGGTAAATTCGTCCAATATGAAATATCAGACTTATAAAATTTGTTTCCATTTGTGTCTCGAAATGTGTGAGAGTTGCGGCAAAACTCTCCTCTTAATGTACCAATATGTTTACCGGCATAAAAGAGTATTGGAGTGTGAAACGGTGGTGTATTATCTTTAACACTCAGCCATTGTGTCTTTGTTAGTGATGCTATATACTTTTTCAATACTCTTATATCTTCATACAAGTTATATATAGAATTGCGAGACATCTCGGGCGATGTCTCGCAATTCGAAATCATGTTCGTCTGACCAAAGTTTTAAATTATCCATTTTTAGTAATCCACGCTGTTAATATATTAAACAAATGACTCAAGAACAAATCACACCAATTGCACCGCCGAGTATTAAAATATGTTGAGCTTTCTTTCTTTTTATTTTTTCAGCGGCTGTTAATACTTTTCGTTTCGGTGGGAATAATTTTCTATCTTCAATATAAGCTAAAGATTCAGCTCTACTCATATTATATAATGCAGCAGCTTGTTTTTTTCGTTGTGAGTTTGAAATTTGAACAACTTCTACTTTTGCTTCTTCTAGATAATTTTTATGTTTATTTTGAGTCATAATTATAGTTCTCTGTTTGGTGTTGTTTTTGATGTTAGCCATAGATCAGAATCAATTTATAAAATTTGTAAGTAGTACTACATATCTCGATTGTGTCCGGACATTTTGCTAAAGCTCTCTCCTCGGATTTACCGCCTACTACTAAATCAGTGCGACGCCCTGCGGTTTTACTAGTATGTGTCGAGATAGATTTATAAACAGCCTTGAATGTCATCATAATATATTACCTTTATCAATTTATGTAACTATTATACTAAAATCAAAGTAAAATGTCAACGTTTAATTAAATTTCTTCAACAGTACAACCAAAGTATTTGTTTTGTGTAACTTTAATTATGTGATTCGATCTGTTCTCGTAGATAGCCCAGAGAGGGGTTTCATTAATAACACTATGATCTTTAATTTTATAAGCATAACTATTTAAGATACCGTTCGCATATCTAATATTTTTTGTCATAACTTGCTTAAACATCCTTTCAGTATGAGTTTCAAATTCTTTGATAACTCCGGTTATCAAACACCACTTATGATAAAATACAGGACAATGAACGCCATAAGAAGGAATATCATTCAAATCAAGACCTACAGTATTATCTAAGTTATCAGTAAGAACTCTTGTTTTTCTGTGTATATCATCTTCATCACCACCGTGATGTTTAACATGTATTTTCACAAGTGACTGGTGAGTAGTTGCTTTTTTACTTCCGTCTCCCATTATGTTAGTACAAGAGTCCAAATAGTCTTTGATTAATGGTAGCATTTCATTATACATAGTGTAGTTTCCTTTATTAATTTATGGAATTATAATAATACAAATTAAAATAAATGTCAAAGCTTATTTTAGATTACAAACAAAAAAGGTTCTCGCAATTAAGGAGAACCTTTTAATTAGTTTATTTTATTTTAATTTGTGCGCATATCCAATATCGGCATTCCGCCTTCACCAAGGATGGTATATGGCAATTGACCATTCCATTGTTGTGCTTCAGTTAAGTCGACAATAAGTGGATTACTTTTCAGTGCAGCAGCTTTTGCTTTAATAGCGGAAGCTTCAGCTTCACCTTTTAATCGAATTGAGTTCGCTTCAGCTTCAGCAACAAAGTTAATACCGTCAGCTTTTGCTTTTGCTATGTTAACACCCTGTTGAGCAACTAGTGCTTGCTTATCAAGATTGAATTGTTCAGCATCAGCTAAGTTTTTAGCAGTCTGTTTAGTTTCAATTGATTGCAAGTACTTTGGTGGTAACGTAATATTCTCAATTTGAATGTTATCAACTTTGACTGGGAACGGAGTCATTTCTTCAATTAATAATGATTCAATCAACATAATAGCAGAACTACGATCTTGTATTAACTTTTCCGCAGTAAACTTAGGAATAACATCCTTGGTAGCAGAACGGAATCGTGGATCTAATATTCGATTTTCAAATTGTTGAAGGCCGCCGTATTGTTTAAATAATTCAAGCGCAGCAGTTTTGTCGACTGTCCAGTTAACAGACACCTTCACTGTGACTGGCATTTGTTCTGCAGTGCTTGAAGTCATTGCTTCTTCGTTTTTACGAGTACGGATTTCAATTTCTTCGACAGTATCTGCGAATGGTATTTTAAATCGCAAACCTGGGTTTTGTTGACTTTTTGCTTCAGAGAAGCGTTTAACGATTCCCACGTGTCCTTCAGATACAGTGTACCAGCTTGACCACAATAGAAGAAATATTAGTAGTCCAATGATAGATGCTACGATAGTTTTAATTGGTAATGTTTTTTGCATTTAGTTTTTTCCTTTGGTTGTTATTATAAATTTAAGTTTGTTAATAGTTTGTTATATTTTGCATTTTCGAAAGAGTTTTTAAAATCTCCATATTTAAACGGGCTCTAATTTTATTCTAGAATCCGTGTATATCGATGAGGGTGGAATTTCCACCCTCATTGTCTATATTAATTTAATAATTATAATCATAAAATTTTACAGGCTTTTCAGATAACAAGTAACGAGAGCCGCCAGCATCTTGCCATCTATCATTTGCTTTGCTATATCTGATGCGGATAACTGAAGATTCAGTATCAGGTGTTATAAACCATCTTTGATCGTTTTGATTTGAACAATTCGCAGAGAACCCACCAACATGAAATTCCAATTTAAACGTTTCATCACGTACAGAATTCATTCTACGAATATCCATAGTTTTAGCAGAAACAGCACGAACAACTTCATAAGGAGTTACGTCAGAGTAACCGTGACAATTTGCAAAATTATACATAATTTATTTCCTAATTCAAGTTTTTTTAAAGGTTTATCAATTTATGTAACTATTATAATTTATTTCCACATAATTTATTTCCTAATTCAAGTTTTTTTAAAGGTTTATCAATTTATGTAACTATTATAATAAAATCAAAGCGAAATGTCAACGTTTATTTTTTATTATGTGGAACGTTACTTTTTTCTAAACCGTTTTTCTTAAGCAGTAAAGCTACAGTTTCTCTCTCTGTACTAATTCCTATATCAAGAATATCTAAGACTCTTATGTAACCATTTTGCTTTATTAATAAAGCAACTGATTTACCGCGAGTTAACGTTTGTAAGTTCCGTGCTTGTTTCATTTTTGATGCCTTTATTAATTTATGTAACTATTATAATAAAATCAAAGTAGAATGTCAACGTTTATTTTAGTTTATTGAAAACCGTTTTTGTAAAAATCCGACCAGATTTCACTCTTTGTTCGAGTATCAGGTTTGTTCATTGCTGATACATGCTTAAGCTGTGGTGTGCAAGACTGACACCTCGGTTGTTCATACATGCACACAGTTCGTCGACATCCAGGGCATTCTCTTTCGTCATAACGCATATCGTTGTTCCTTATTAAGTTTTAAAAGAATCTAACTCAGTTAGCTCTTCTGGTGAAATCCAATGTAGTATCTTTGTTGTATCTTTATTAGATGGAATCCACAGATTCTTGTCGCGAGACATTTTATATTTCTTATGGTCTAGTATTTTTACTATCGAACCACCATATTCATGATCAAACATTGTAGGAGGATTTCGTATTACGCATATAAGATGATCACACGACTTAATAGTTTCGAATGCTTTACCTGTATATCCAATATGGAATCTAAAACTTCTCTTCGTTACAAACCGAGTGCATGTTTTTATTTGAATTGTTTGCGGCAAGGCATCTTCAATATTTTCTGTAATTCTGGTATCCCAGGTACCATATTTATCCGGATTACTCTCAACAATAAACTTGTTCTTTTCAAAAAAACTGTTTACTAATCTTTCGCCATACTCGCCTTGAGCTTCTTCTTCAGTTATAAAAATTGACCTATCAATCATTTGATTCTATCGAGGAAAGTTGATTTATACTAAAAATTTTGTAAATATTGCGCAAGTAAGCTGTTTTCTTTTTATCAAACTCAATAAGCACACTGATTATAATATCTTGTTCAACTTCAGTTATTTTTACTGGAACGTCTTCCCAATTAGTATCAGCAGTGTTGCCGATTAACTCAAAATGACCTAGGTAAAAATCTTCTTCGTTTAATTCAACCATAATTTATTTCCTGTATTAATTTAAGAGAGTATTGTATCACGTCCTTGTGATAATTCAAATTTTATTTTAGCAAAAGAATTCATCAAGCGTGTCGCGTTTTTCAGCAGACCAACCTATTGCTTCAACAATTGCTCGAACTGGTGCAAGAAATACTTTCTCGAATTGCAGATCGTAATCTATGTACTTGTCTAAACCCAATTCTTGTGGTAACACGCCCGGGAACGATACAATATTTTCGCGTAATGGATTTGGAACTTTCAAATACAGAACTTTAACTTTATCTCCACCAATTATATGTTGATACTGTTTAGCTAAACCAGAATCATCTATCATCTTATTATATAGCAAAGCACCACGAACATGGAATGGACAACCCTTTTTGTATATTGATTTTTTATCAGAATATTTACCAATATTATCAGTACCTGACGTCTTAGCTACAGAGTGAGCAGGTAACGAATAAAACTCAGATTTGAAGTCGCTAATAAACTCTTGAACATCTTCTTCACTACCATTCATAATTACTTCGAAAGACTTTTTCATTTTATCGCGACAGACTTGAGGTGTCGAAGATCGAACAGATTCTAAACCAGTCACAGAGATTTTAGGTTTATCATAATGAACACCTTCACTGTTTAACGTATTCATGATATAACGCTTCTTAGCTATAAACACTGATTTATCTGTAATCTTTTCGCGCTTCATTACCATAGCATTACGATAGGCGCCTAAGTCTTTTGCTAAATTAACATAACCATCTTCGATTACTTTTTCAATTTTAGTACCACAAATCTTATCAAGGAACTGTTCTCCTTCATCACGAGAAATATCAGTTGTACCAAAAGCAGCTTCTATTAATGGACCAAAGTCTACATATATAGAATCCGTATCAATATAAACAATATAATCTTTGGATGTTGACTTGAGTATTTTATTCAAGTATTCATTAACTGATTTTTCAGCACAACGAATTGCCAACTGGCCTGACGTAGTAATTGCTTCAGCCATATCATTAATATAATACAAGAAGTAGATATTTGCGACAGCACCGTAAAGGCTGTTCATGGCGATCTTTATAGCCATTTGCTGGTTATGTAATTGACTGGCTTGTTTCTTAAGTTCTTTTAGTTTAACGGGATCTTTTTCTATTTCAACTAACTTTTCAACTTCAAGCATTTCTGTCTTAATAACTTTACGATTACCATAATAAGTTGCGATTATTTCAGGGATAACACCGAGTTTATTATTATCAAAACACGAGCCATTAGCACCAACTGACATATCTTTATTATTATTCTTATATTCACGGTTTAAAACCATTTCTTGAGTAACATATTCGTGTTCGTGTGGAAGATATGTTTCTGGTGACATGTTAAATTGCATCATCAAATGCGGATACAGACTGTTTAAATCGAATGATACAATCCACGGATGCATCCCAACTTTGGGATCTTTAACAAAACCACCAACAAGATTAGAGCGAATTCCAGGGCTACCTTTAACTGGAGGTACAATCTTATCTTTAATAAGTTTGCGGTAAATTGTACTTTCCCATATACCAACAGTACCAAATGCATCATTATAGTTTACACCACCTGAATAAGCAACAGTCATAACTAATGATAGTAAACCAGTTTCTTCTTCGAATCTTTGAATAAGTCGAGTATCTTGTAAGTTATAATCTAAATATAACTGTGGATTTTGTTCATACAAATCAGTAAGAGTACCATAAGCAGAATAATCTAATTTCTTTTCACCAAGTATGACGTGAGCAATATGATCAAGTTTAAATGATTCCTGAGGACCATACTTATAACCAAACTTTTTAAACGCATCCATGTAATCAATTATTGATATACCAGATATTGAATAAGTTGATTGTTCTTTACCAAAGAATTCGCGAGATGTCTTTTTTATTGATCTCCAAGGAGAGAAGTCACGGGCTTTTTCTTCACCAAACAGTCGCATCACTCGAGTTACAATATACATAATATCGAAGTATTCAACATTCCAACCGGTAACTACATCAGGATAATCAGCTTTCCATAAGTCGATAAAACGAGATAACATTGCTACTTCACTTTCGAATTTAACAAAGACAATATCAGCTGGATCAATACCGGTTATAGTCTTAGTTTTATCGAAGTCTTTACGACCTAACAGAAAATATTTGTTAGACTTAGAAGACTTGTATGATATAGAAGTTATTTCTTTATCAGCTTCTTCAATATTTGGATAGCCATCTGATATATCAACTTCAATATCGAATGAGCATATGTTAACTAGTGAAATATCAAAAGTAATATCGTCAGGATATTCTTCTTGAATAAACTGAGATACATAGTTAGTGTTACCGTATATTTTGAAGTTACTCACTTCCTTATAAAGTGCAATAAATTCTTTAGCGTCTCCCATTGAATCAAACTTTTGTGGATTCAATCGCTTATCGCTATATAGTGATTTGTAATCTCCTTCTGATTTCTTAGTGTGTAAATAAAGTGTTGGACCAAATGGAACACGCTCTGAAAAACGTTCGCCATCTTTGTATCCGCGCCACAGCATATTATTGCCATATCTTTCAACTGATGTATAAAAATTATTACTCATTATATGCCTTTTTCATTATATTGTTTGCTATTATATACAATCTAACTACAAATGTCAACTATTTTATAATACAACATCACTAAAATTTTTAATTTTTTGGAATTTAATATGAGCAGCAAATTTTTCAGCAAACTGATCACCTCGATGCGATATCACAAATATGTTATCATCGCTGTTCACACTATGTAATGTCTCTATTAGATTTTCAATACCAACACCATCTAAAGCACCGTCTAGTGTTTCATCAAGAATCAACAAATTAGTAGATACAGAATTTCTTAATTTTGCAACTGATCTCCAAGATAACATTATAGCTAAAGTGATGCGAAGTTTCTCACCTTCAGAAAAAGAAGCATAAGAGAATTTATCACGGAATCTTGATTTTATTATTTCGTTAAAGTTCTCGTCTAATTGGAAGTCTACGAATAAATCAAACTCAGCAAGATACTTATTAATCAATTTATTCATGACAGGAATATACTGACTAATAATGCGAGCCTTAATGCCGCCATCTTTTAATATAGTACTCACAACGCCAAGTGTATTTTTAGCTTCAAGTAGTGAGTTATGTTCGCACTGTATACTAGATAAATGATCTTTAAGTTCAATAATACTGTTACTATCAACTTCTTTCATCTCTTTTTCAGCTGAATCTAAATCTTTCTTATAACTAGCGAGAGCATTCTTCCCTATTTTTATTTCTGAGCGACACTCCATTATTTCGACGTTGTTGCTTTTAATTAAATTTTCAATCGCAAGAATTTCTTCTAATCGATCTTCAAATTGTCTAATCTTAACATCAATATCAATTAGCGCTTGCTGTATTTCGTCTCTCTTCTTATTCTTTTCTTGAATAACATCAACTTTAAAATCGTGATCAATTCCCTGCTTGCATACAGGACAGTTATCGTTTTCATGATAAAAACTAAGATCTCTTGTAAAATTAAGGCTAACTTTTTCAAGGTCGCGTCGTATATTTCTGGCTTTATCAAATTTAGATTTGGCGTTCTTCTTATCTTCTATTTGAGAAGCGTATCCGTTAAACACTTGTTCAAAACCATCTATTTTTACATCACAATCTTTTATATGATCCAAATGACTACGCATTTTAGATCGTATTTTTTCGACTTCAGTTTTGCGTATTTTTTGAATTGATTTGTTGTGTTCTTTCGCTGATGTTATTTTATTTTCAGTTAAATCAAGTTGATATGCATTTTCGCTAATATCTAATTTGTTCTGACTGATGCGATCTTTAGCTAACACATTCATAGTACTAAAAACTTGTATATCTAACAAATCTTCAATGATATCACGTCGCTGTGACGGAGACAATTCCATGAAGGGAACATATGTTGCACTACCTAATACAACTATTTGATTAAATGATTTGTAATTAATACCCAGAATGTTTTGCTCTAGATACGATTGATAATCGCGCGAAGCTGCATCTTGGTCGATCAGTTTACCGTTCTTAAAAATTTCAAATATTCCAGGTTTCATCCCACGTCTAATTAAATACTCTGCACCGGTTGCATTAAACTCAACTTCAACTAACATATCTTTGTCGTTGATTGAATTTATTAATTGAGCTTTGTTGACTTTTCTAAAAGCCTTTCCATATAGACCAAATACAATCGCGTCTAATATAGTACTTTTACCACTACCATTGGCTCCACTAATTAGTGTCGAGTTACGACGATCTAAATCAATATGAGTAAAGACGTTTCCTGTTGATAATAAATTTTTATATCTAACTTTCTTAAAATGTATCCTCATGGTAAATTTATTGCCTCTAAATATAGCTCGTCCATAATAGACTTAACGGTACCTGTATCAACTGAAGTTTTAATAGAATCTATATAGTTGTGTAATATTTCTTTAGTATCTTTAGATTCATCAAGAATTTCATTAACACCGGTAGATTCAAAGTTTAAAGAATCATCAATAGATTTTACGTCAGCAGCTCCAGCTTCAGTTAATCTGTTCATAAACATATCATACAAGTATGCGTTTGTTCTATGCTTAACAATTACTTTAATAAAACAATTTTTTAACGGTGCTAAATCTAGGCTAGCAACATCATCAATATTCATGTCTCTATCGTCATAATCTATTTTATGGAATATGCGATTTGGATTTTCTACTTTAACCATAGAGCGACTTTCTGTATCAAATACATGAAATCCACGACTACATTCATAATCAGACCAATTCATCTCATAAGGTGCACCTAAGTACTCAATATTTCTATATCGCGATGGATGATGGAAATGACCAGAAAATACGTTCTCAAAATTCTTAAATACTTTCATATCTAAACCATGAACACATAACGAACCTTTCATCATTTCAAAGCCTTTCAATTCTAGATGACCCATAACTATATTAGCATCTGTATTTTCTATGCTAGTCATAACCTGTTCGAAATTTGTTTTTGTAATCCACGGTAACATTAAGAATTTAGTTGAACCTAAAACTAATTCAGTTGCTGCAGATTCATACATATTAAAATTAGGATATTCTCGCAATAGAAGATCCATCGAATTGACTTCGTTTGTGTTAGTATAGAATGTAGTATGATTACCAACAAGCGTGTGAAATTCTATTCCACGTTTAGCTAATTGACCAAAGAAGAAATCCTTAGAGCGCTTTAAACTTAAATAATTGATATACTTTCTTCTATCAAATGTGTCACCAAGATCAAATACGACTTTAATATCATTTGCGTCTATATACGGAAAGAACTGCTCCATAAAGAATTGTTCTTGGTGATCAAGGAATACTTTACTGTCCCCTCTTGCACCGATATGTATATCAGTAACAATAGCTATTTTCATTGTTTACCTCATTTATCTTGAATTTCATATGCTATTATATAACAGTCAGTGACAAATGTCAACGTTATATAATAATTTGTTTATTAAACTACTTGAACTTTTTTTGAATATAACTTCTGTTCAAAATCATTAACAAATTCGCTGATATATTCTGGTGGTTCGTTAAGTGTGACCTTAGCATCGCCAGCATCAATCATAGCTAATTCAGACATCATATGCTGAGATGATTTAAAGCGGATATACATTTGCTTTTTCTCTTTTTGGATACGGCGTAGGAACGCAAACCAGATAATTTGCGTAAAGTACGCGAAAGGATTTTCCGATTTCTCTGAATTAAAGTTACACATATATTGTAAACAGTTCTCAACACCGTCAGATACCATATCTTCTTTATATGTGTAACCAGAGAAATTCGGTTTTGTTGCAAGTCGGGTAGCTATCAGCAATATGCATTTGCCAATATAATCTGGAACCCTTGGTTTAGGATCACTACACTCTTCTGCTTCTTTCACTTTATTGTTATATTCAACAAGAGCTGCGAATAGATCTTTGTTATTTACATAATTTTTCTTTTTAGCCATTATATTTAAACCTACAGTTAATAATTTTAATAGCATACATTGTACCACAGTTATTATTAAATGTCAACGTTTATTATATTTTAATTTATCTGAAATAGTTGTTGACATTTAATAATAACTGTGGTATAATAGATGTATCATCGTTAGTAATAATACTAAAAGGCTTTAAATATCTATATTGTATATCTTTAATTCAAATTCTTCTTGACTATACATTTCAACTCTCTTCCTAAAATGTCTTAAAGTATAATTCTCTGAACTTTCTGTTCCAAGATTATCAGCAATATCGTATAGAGTTGCTTTGTCCGACCCGTTGCCTTTCCTGAGTGATCGACCAACAGATTGTAATACTTTAATCTCAGATTTAGAACCGGACGCAAATATAACATTATCAAGTCTGCGCAAGTTCACGCCAGTTGAGAATGTGCCGTATGAAGCAAGAATATTATGTTTCTTTTCAGGATCATTTTCAACTAAGTGCCTGATACGTTCACGTTCTTCACCACTCACACTACCATGAATAAAATGTAATACACGGCCTTCTTTCTGTAAAATTGGCTCTAATACTTTGCCATGCTTCTCGACTAAATCAAATAATATTAAATTGTTCTGACCTTCCAATGACCATAATAAGTTACGAATAAAGATATTACGTTTAGTATGATTATTTATGAATTCGCGTTCTGCCGGATATTTACGAGTTGGCTCTTTAATAGTTTTAAGAGCTGTTCTAAACTTTTTCTTTTCTTCCTTTGAATATTCAAGTACAATACCTTTGATTTTAAAGTCAGCAACCGTGCCATCGTCAATTAGATTCTTAGTAGTCACATATTTACGAGTAGATCCAAATGAACCTTCTAATACAAGCCTATTAGTTTTAGACTCAGAAGATTTAAGCGTACCAGTGAATCCATGTCTATAACGACAATCAGTCATTTTTTCCATAATCGTAGTCAAAGCTTTTGCTTGGAATAAATGGGCTTCATCGCCAAGTACAACACCAAACTGACTAAACCACTCTTTTGGCATTTTTTGTAATGATTGCCAAGTACTGATAACGATTGGAGCTCGAGTATTTTTCTCGACACCACCTTTAATTGTATAAATCAATTCAGACTTACAACCATAATCAACAAAATCACCCGCCATCTGGAATACTAACGAGACAGTCGGCACAATAATGAGTGTTCGTAATTGCTCAGTTTGGTAGTAATGTTGTTGCAATAGATATATAATTAATGATTTACCAGATGAAGTTGGAGATACGTTAAGCGAACGTCTATCTCTTATTGCATTAACAATATATTTGTTTTGATAATCTCTTGGTTGAAATTTAGACTTGACTAGTTTAGCAATATCATATCCATAATCATCCGCGCATCTATCTTTATCTTGTAATTCAGACGGCAAATTAAGTTCGTATTCTCGAACCTCACAGAACTTTTTGAGATGGTTTAACAGTCCAACTAGAAGTAATGGCTTAAATGGAGAGTACATTCGTATAACACCATCCCACATCCGGGATTTGTATTTTGGTGAGAATTGATAGCCTTCTGGTTTGAAGGAGAAATAGTCAGAAAGTTCTTGCCGTACAGATGGATCAGCAGTCACTTTCATATTAACTTCATTTATATATTCGACATTAATTATGTCAGCCATGATATACCCAATATTATTTGTTATTGAATATATTTATAAAAATTAATCGAAGTCGTATATGGCTATTGGGTACGGGTTTTTGTCACACTCCCATTCACCATTTCCACGATATGTGAAGACAAATCTATCACCACACCAGAACCTTGTTACTGTTTCACCTATTGTTCGTTTCATAATATAATTCCTAAATTAATTATCACTAGTAATTCCTAATAAAATATCAACAGCTTTAAATTCAGACTCATTGCAACGATCATTAAGTAGTTTAATCTTAGCATTAAGTTCTTCATTTGCATTATCTAGATCATATTTAAGTTCATCGATTAAATCGTGAAGTCTTTTTATTTCGCGTCTTTGCTCAATTGCGTTGCTGATGTCATCTAATAGTCTAAGATTAGGAATTGTATTAACGTAGTCCCATTCGTCATCTTCGAGTAGCATATATCCATTTGAAGTATACATGTAATATAAGTTATCATCGCCAACGTGAGTAGGACGCGTAATATGTTGGCTTAACTCTGTGTTTTTGTTATCCATTGCCTTTCTCCATAACATGTTGATACAAGAGTTTAAGATCACATAAATCGTTTATATCTTCAATATCGTAACCCCATACAAGCGAGAAGTCTTCGATAAATTCTTCAAATGTTAACTCTGAATTGACTAGAGCATGCGGAACGATATCGCTTTTTGTGCAAAAATATCGATGTCTCTTAACTTTTACAGTAGCGTATGAAACAACTGTTTGACAGAATACGCTATCGTCAATAAATAATTGATTTATATTCTCGGTAACTTTCATAATTTAATTCCTTTATCAATTTATTAGACTATTATAATCAAATCAAAATGTTAACTATTCAATATAGCGAACATCATCTGAATCTACTACTAATATTTGCGGTACCAGGCCAGCAACATTAGTGTTAATTTTCCACAAACCATCGCTCTTAAGTGTATTTTTGTCAAGAATTGCAAAGAATGATTCGCTATTCTCAGTATTACTACAATTTAACACTAATTGATTATGTGTTACTGCAGTAATAGTAATAAAGACATAATCATCGTAAATGTATCCGTGAAATTCATCGCCTATTACAATTGGTACATCGAGATAATTACTAGTACTAACTTCTTTTTGGTATACAAATTTTGTTTTATTAATTTGACTAAAATAAACTGGTGTGTTATTTTTGCAGACTTCTATAGAAATACTATCTAATTTAATTCTGTCTTGACCACATCTTCTAAATTCTTCATTGTCTTTAATAACACTCACATTATAACCCCAACCAACTTCCTGTATGACTAATGTACCATCTTGATTACTTAGAACTCTCCAGTCGATGGTTTGTGATTTTCTTGTAGTTTTTACTAAGGAATTTACTTTTAGATCAATTTCCTTAGTTTTAATTACATCAACTTTAGTATTTCGTACGAACATAATTTATTGCCTTTATCAATTTATGTAACTATAATAAAATAATGACAGCGAAATGTCAACTATTATTTTTTATTTCGCTGTACTTTTAATTCGTCTCTCAAAATGTCAACGCCTTGAATTTCATGAGCTGATGCTGGTCCGTCAACACCAGTCATGCATGCTACTAAACTGCATCTATGCTTATCTAGTTTATTTTTAAGATTGTCGATTTTCTTATCTTTTGCGTTTAATAAATTGCACAAGTCACTTAATTCAATTTCAACATCACCTAACATTATTCTGCTTTTTGATTCCATATCAGAATAACAAAACTTGTATACACATTCATATTTCATAATATAATTACTTTATAAGGTTATACTGCTTCTGTGTAACGTATATCAGATGAATCTAAGTGTAATGTGTTACCATTTTCAAGGAAGATTTTCCAATCGCCGTCAGAGATAATAGAATCTTTGTCAAGAACTGCAAAGAATGATTTATCAGTATCATTATCGTGATAATTTAGTACTAATTGTTCATCTGAAACTGCACTAATAGTAACTGCAACATGATTTTCGTCATTATCGTCATTAAGGTACCCACTTAATTCGTCACCTGTTGTAATTCGGGCATCTTGGCGTACGTGAGTAATAACTTCTTTTTGGTATACAAATCTTGATTTAGAATAATCGCAACTAAAACAGATAGGAGTTGTATTTTGATCTATCTTTATAAAAATATCTAGAATTTCAGTTTTATCTGTACCACATTCCATATAATTATTATGGTCTTGTATGACATTAACATTACTTAGACATTTAACTTCTTGAACAACTAACACACCACCATCATTACTCAGAACATGATAGTCAGCTTGCCTTTTATTAGAATTAATTGTAACTACAGTGTTAGACTTTAAAACAATTTCCTTAGTTTCAACTTTAGGAACTGCAACATTTCGTACAAACATAATTTATTACCTTTATCAATTTATGAGAATATTACAACACATTCAAAGCTAAATGTCAACGATTAATATTCCCCAGCCTGAAATTTCATCACATCTATAATCGACTTAATTATAAAATTGCGAGAGTGTATGGTTTTAATAATATCCTCTAGATAATTAGCTCGAGCGGAATAATAGTCAACTTTTAAACTTTTTGCTATGATATCTTTATCAGCTTGGATGTGCTTGTCGACATCGTTGCGTAAAACTTTGAGTTGGAATGGCTTCCAACTCATTTCATTTAAGGTCTCTTCAGCCATCGAACCATCATAGTATGATCGCTTCAGGTGTTCTAAAGTTCTATATTCAGCTTTGTGTTTTTTGACCCGTAGTACTTCATTGAAGTACATGTTATAATATTTACTATGAAGCTTAGGTATATTTTTAGATTCACTAATCAGATTGTTTTCGTCAATAGTTGAATCTTTTGCCCATATCTCGCTTAGATCATCAATACTCATTATGTATCCTTTATCAATTTATGCGACTATCATATCACAATCATTATGAAATGTCAACAATTATATTTTTTCTATTTTAAAATAATTATACTTGAAAGTTGCAGTTGCTTCTGGATATTCGATTGTTGTTGCAGTAACGTCTAGTTGAATATCAGATAAACTTATTGGAAAACAGTCAACGAAAGTAATTCTTAAGTGTGGGTTTTTGTGACTATTCGTAATAAGGATAATTATGTCAGCTTTTTCAGTAAGTCCGTTTGGAAATTTACCATATTGAGAGCTTTCTTGTGGAGCACTTATTCCTATAAGCCAATTTGTTATTTCTAAATAATTGTCCATAGTCTCATTAACTATAAACGATAAAATTAGATCATCATATTCTAATCTATCACCAACATTAAAAATATTACCAAGCGGAGAGCCAGTATTGATATTACCAGATGATATAGAAGGAATGTTTATTTTTTGAGTATTAAATTCAACATTAGGCAAACGATCAATCGATATAGAAAAACTCGCCGTTGATAAATAATTAGTATCCATTTGTTTAACCTATAAAATATTAATGAAAGTAATACTCTTATTTATACAAGCTTCCAAGGAGTTCAAAATGTCAGATTTAGTACACAACATAATAGATGATATCGAGTCAGAAATAAGCGAGATACAAATTATGTATCTCGATGGTTCTATATCTCTTGCTGAGCTTAACGATATGTGTGATTACCATACAGATTTAGAAAAGATTAATTTTAAGTTAGAAACGCGGAGTGATAAGGAATTGGCGGAGAAATTAATCACCGCCATACTTGAAGTTTACAATTTATAGTTTATCAATATCTGTTGTGAATTGGTTACTAGGTGTTGTTGTTTTCCAGAATTTTAGTTCAGCTTGAGCTTCTTTAATTTCTTTTGCTAGGCTTTTAACCATTTCGTCTGTTAAGCTCATAATGTTAATACGAAGCAAACGTTCAGAATCATCGTTACAAAGCGGAATTAAAGCATTAATCATTTGGTCTACAACTTGAGCTTTTTTCTTATTCTTAAATACGATATTATCGTCTAATACAGCTTGGATAAAATTCATTTTGACATTTAACCATCTGGCTTTTTCTGATATGTCACTAATTTGTATATCGATACGTTTTTGTAAGATACCCAACCTAAAATCACAGAAGTCTTTAATAAGCTGTCGCGCATCATCGTATTCGCGCAACTTACCATTGTAGTCGATTACAGTCAAGTTTTCAGATATTGATTTAGTAAGTTTAAACTTTTGTAATATTTTCGCATCGTTCCAGCTTGACGCTGTATTTAGTTTTAATTTAACTTCAAAGCAAAAACCAGTCTTGTCGCATAAATCATCATAACCAACAATATCTCCATCATCTTCCAGTTTGTCTAATACTTTAACATAAGACTCACGATCGAATCCATATGGTACTTCAGTAATAGCCAGTTGTGTTTTACTCTTCCTATTATAAAGACCACACACATTATATTTGTTAGGTTCGTCGCCATTAACGACGGTGCCTTTAAAGTCTGGAAATTTAATTTTAGGTTGTCTTGTGATTTTACCCTTTGTTAAATATTCTCTACATGCTTTAATAACACTATTAGGATCGCGGGGCACGACGTTTGTAGCGAAACCAGTTGCGATACCTTTGGTGCCATTCACGAGAACTAACGGAATAACTGGTAAATAGAATGACGGCGGTTCATGCTCAGGATCGTCGTGAACCGGAGCTAAATTGATGTCTTTAATATATTTGTTGAAATTATCGTGCAACTTGGTGTAAACATATCTTGGAGCACCAGCTTCTTGTATTAAGCGAGTACCAAATGAACCACGACCTTCGATTAAACAAAGATTGTTATTCCACTCAGCTGCCATTAACACACCTGCACCTGCAGCAGAGGATTCTCCGTGGTTATAACCATAATCTGATATGATACCTGAAACAGCTGATACTTTCTTGAACGTAGATTTCGAATTCATAATAGATGAATATAGATAAAACCGCTGTACAGGTTTCATACCATCTATCATATTTGGAATAGCTCGTGACTCTACAGTATACATCGCGAATGATTTCCATTCGTTAGCAGCAACTTTAGAAATTGGATACATATTGTCATTCGATACTACAGTATTATCGTCATTTGTAAAACTTGTTAAATCAACCATAATCTACCTTATTTAATTTATGATACTATTATATCGCATTCATTATGAAATGTCAACGTTTATTTTTGAATTATATAATGATGCAGCATAATCATCAAGCTGCTCAAATTTGATAATGTCTTCTTCATAAGCAAGCTGAGATTTAGCTAAACATTCGTCCCACAGTTTCCAATCGAGATTGTTTGTATCTTTATCAATTCGTTTAACCATAATATTATTCCTTACTGTAAATGTGTTGGATAAAATTCCCACTCTTGTCCGTCTGAGTCCTTTCTTTTCCACCCTACATGAATACCCTTACTATCAAAAATAGGTTTGCAATCTGGTGGAGCCATTTGCTTTAACTCGTATGGTCTAGTCATAGTATTATTCCTCGAACATAAACTCTTTACGTAATCCAGCATCTTTACCAAACATCATTTCAAAATATTTAGCATCATCAACAGTGACAGTATCGTATACAGGTTTGTTAATAATGGTATCATACTCTTGTTCGTTAAGACTTCCCAAGCCTTTGATATACCTATGATACCAACTCTTAGATTCTGTTTTGAAATCATTTGCTTCCTCGTATGTATAGAACCACTTGACTTCGTTTTTAATTGTTGAAATCATAATCGGTGTTCTTGTAATTTTAACTCTATGTTCAGTTAAAAGTCTTGGCCAGAATTTGTAGAAGAATGTAATAAGAAGTGGGCAAATATGTCCAATTCCATCATGATCGGCGTCTGTTAGTATTGCAATATTTTTGTATGTCATATTGACAACACTATTTGGATCGTTTATATCAAGACCTAGTATAGCTGTTAATTCGCTAAGTTCTTTATTCTTTAATACGTCAGCAGGTTTCATATCCCAAGTATTCATGATAACACCACGAAGAGGATAAGCACCGACTTTGTTTGCATCGCGTACTTTAAGTAAGAAACCCATTGCAGAATCGCCTTCTACAATCTTTAAAGTTGCATCAGATCTGTTTGCAGATATGTGTTTTGCAACTTTAATTTTCTTTAATTTCTTTTGAGCCATCGTTGCAGCTCGTCTATCAGCAGCTATTTTTTTAGCTAATTGAGCTTCAATTATAGGATCGATAATTTCTGGAGTATCCATGATTTTACGAGCATAATAAGCATGATCTTTAGCACTAGTAGTAGCAAAATGATTTCTTACATCAGACATAGAATTAGTTAGACGTTCTTTTGTTTGGCTGTCAAATTTTGGATTTGTAAAGTTACGAGCAAATAATACGAAAGTTATTCCAGCTTTAATAGTGGTTTTAACGACTTCTATTTTATGTTTTCTTTTGACTAATTTGACTAGCTCATCAACAACACCGTTCATCACATAATCTATGTATGTTCCGCCTTGTCTAGTATTCACTCCGTTTATATAACTTGTTGTCCGGAAACCATCTTCAGAAGGACCAAAGAAAAACGATAAATTATCATCTTTCTCAACAATATTATTATTACTAAACATTTCAGAATATTTCTTAAGGTTACTAACTTTAATTCGTTTCTTATTGAATGAAAAAGCAATCTCAGGAAACGCCATTTGTAATCCAATTAATCGGTCTTCGATTAACTCAACAGTATCTAAGTCTTGTAAGTTGTCGACTTCAAACAAGCTAAAGTCTGCAGTAAAAGCAACTTCAGTTCCATTGCCTTCTTTTTGATATTCGCTGACTTTAAGTTCTTCACCACCATCTTTACAATCAACTTCGATCATTTTTCCATTTGACCAAGTTCTTCCTAAAAATTTAGATGAAAGGAAATTAGTTGCAGAGGAACCAACTCCGTTGGTTCCTATAGTGACTCGATTGTCATCGAAACTTGTACCTGCATTGACTTTTGTCCAAGCAGCAACAGGTCTATAGATGTTAGCTCCCGTGACCTCGTCATATATCTCGTCTTGCGGTATACCTCTACCGTTATCAGAAACAGTTACAGAATCACCATCAACAGAAACATTAATTTTGTTTCCATATTTGAAGTTTGTTCTAATTGCCTCATCAATTGAATTATCAAGAATTTCATCAACCATTTTAGATAAAGCAGGAACATACAAAGTTTTTTTCCAAGTACCTAGAACAAATCTTTCGACTTCTTCTTTAGAACTCGAACCCATATACATACCGATACGAGCACGAATGTGCTGCCGCGGTGTTAAAATCTTAAATTCTTCACTCATCATTTATCCTTTATCAGTTTATGTAACTATTATATCATAGCGAGAACGAAATGTTAACGTTTATTTAAATATAATTTGTTATTAATCTTTTGACTGACATCTTATTATTTCAAATATATATTTATCGTCAGTTTCGTGATGTCCACCTGTGCTTCCTACCATTTCAATCGGCCCAGATGTACTATTATAAATTCTAAATTCTGACCCAACTTGCGATGCGCTAAATTCATATTGTGGATATATTCCAGTACATTTAATATATTTACCCTAACACCTTTCATTTTTGGATTTATAATATAGTGTTTTTTCTCACTGAGATTATATTCTCTACAAAATACTTTTTGATAGTTAGTTATAATCTCGTTAAATGTACCTATAAATCCTACAGAACTTGGTTGCTTTATCATTTTACTTCTCATTTTAAATAAAAATATTACATATCCAACATTTTCTCAACTTGTTCAATAGTTTTGTTTAGACTTTCTTCATCATTAGTATCAATATAAACCATTGCACCAGATTTGCGTTTCATTACTCTAATTTTAATTCCTGTTTTTGCATTGTGTAATTTTTTCTTGATTTCAGCACCCATCTCATCACTTGTTGTAATTATAGCTCTTGTATCAGATTTAATATCTACTATTGGTTTAGGTTGTTTAGGAGCAAACGCAGCTGCGTTTGCTTTAGTCCATTTTTCTATTTGTGCTGCCAAATCAGCAAGTGTATTATCTTTACGTATAGTACCCATTGTTGAGTCAGTTTTACTGTTAACAAAGTCTGCATCATCTATATACGAAGTTTTCATTGCTTTTTTAGCATCATCACTTAATATTTTAATAAGTGCTTTTTTGATTTGTCTAGGATCAAATTGCAATGTTTGCCGTTGAACGTCTGGGTCAAGGCGACTTCTATCCATTTTTATTAAAACTGAGTTTGGTTTAATTGATTCGTTTATGTAACTTTTAAATGATTTCATGTTTATTCCTTTTTATGAGTTTATTATAAACTCGTTTAAATTAAATGTCAATATTAAAAATATTTATTTACATCGTTATTAAATTGTGTTATAATAAGTTTATCGGTTATTATTTATAACAATTATTTATTGACATTTAGTTAAAATATGTTATTATAGTATTATCAAATAAGTTAAGGAAATAAATTATGAAAGTGCTTGATCTTAAAATAGATAGTTTGTATAAATTTAAATATGATGAAAATATATTTAGATATGTTGGTTATAACTTGAGTGGTAATGGTGTCTGGCATCAGTTTACAAAAGATGTCAATCACGATGTTTGTGTTGAATTGTTAGATTCTGATATTGAGCTTATTGAACCATATTACGATAGTGTTTCAATTGGTACTAGAACTAGTACAAGAGAATATTTCGTATTCAAAAATGATCAGCAACATATGAAAAAAGAAAATCAAAACTTTGATACTTATATAAGCATGCATAAACCAAAGTGGCCTGTTCCTCGAAAAAATAAAAAAGCTCGATTTGCTAAAGGTTAAATTTAAAATTTTACTAACTGGGATTAAATAAATGAATTATAAATTGGGATCTACTGTTCAAACAGGAGAAAAAATAAAAACATCTAAAGGATGGAGAAAAATCATAAGTGTGTTAGAGACGGGTGTAACTATTAAAGGTGATTTTATCTCATTTGGCGAAACTATATATGGATGGAAAGCAAAGCATATTGCTTCTAAGAAATAGCATTATCTATTAATTTACCATTTTTCTTTGTCAGCCCAATATGCGCCAGACATTTTACCTTTTTTTATATTCTTAGCGTGTCTGGCTTTGAATGATTTACGCTTTGCTTTCATATTATCAGATTCACCTTTTTTAGGTTCTCCTGCAGTTGAAGAACCTTGCTCACCAAAGCGTATTGTTTTGATTTTATCGCCTTCTTTGGCTACAACAATATGACTCTTGGTTGGATGACTTGGTGTTTTCTTTGGTTTATTATAACCTTTTACTCCAGCCCTTTTTAATCGAGAATCATTTTCTTCAGTGATGCATTCTGTAATAAATGCAGCGAAAGTTTTCATTTGTATTCCTTTGTATGTAATATTATATGTTCTTATTATACAGCTATCTTATTTATAATAGTTAATATGTGTGATCTTTAAACACACTCATCGAAGCTTATAAATGTTAATAAAGTCTTATATGATTAAAATAAACGTTGACATTAACATTCAACTGTTGTATAATGGATATATAATCGATAATAATACTATATGTTTAAACGATGCAAGTAGGTACTTGATATAATTAAAATAAACGTTGACATTTATTTTTATTGTGTTATAATAGTCTCGTAAATTTATTAGGAATTAACTCATGCTTATTTTAAGTAAAACCCACGATTATTATGATTGCGTGTCGCAACACGGTATCGACAAAACTATTATCTATAAGAGAAAAGATTCTGAAATAGAATTTAACTCAAATGAATTAAATTTTAAAATACATGATGTTTATCGAGATAGATGTTCTAGTGTATTAACTGTACGTTTATATTATATCTATTTTTGTGGTAAATTTTACCCAGGAGCTAAAATATCATGGTCACGCGACAGTCCATCTTTAGCAAATAATTATAATATGAAAGATCCAGTTTATCATTGCTATTCAATGTATGAATACTTAGCTATCGTTGATCTATATAATAATACACATAATTATAATCAGTTTAAGATCTTAAAAGATTCAAAAAGAACTGCATATGTTAGCGCGCTTCGTTCACATAAAAAAATGAATTCATTCTTTTCTGATGAAGTAAAAATATCGCATGATTTGATTCATAAAATTGGAACTCCAGTTGGCATGGTTGGTATGCGCATACCACGCCCTTTAAATAGTAATATTAAGTCAAATAACATTATTTTTTATAAAGACATAAATCTAAAGCAATTTGAGTTTTTTAGAGTTAAAGACACTTATATTGCGTTTAGTGAAATTGCTCAATTTATATCTGGTGTGCTTGGTGGTAACAGTCCACCTCTTATTGAAATAGAAGATAAACACAGAATCACTGGTCGCGGTTTTGACAATATGAGTTTTCGAAAACGCAAAGTAATATAAAAAAATTATTGACACCCATTTTTTATTATATTACAGTAGTCTTGTAAATTAATAAAACAACTTGAATTAGGAAATACACAATGTTTAATTTTACACTAGGTAACGACAAGTTTTTAATAGAAATTAATTACATTTCAGGTATACAGAAGCGCTTTTGGGTATACAGTTTTAATATGAGTAATGGAAATGTAAATAATTGCAACTATGTCTCTGACTTAAACAGACCAATAGATATTTTTGCTGGTGATAAATACGAAAATAAAATAGAATCAATATATCAAATTGGTTATAAACGCGGCCTATTAAGTTTTTTAAAAGGGAAAAATAAATGAGTAATGATTTAGTAAAAGACATTAGTGAAATGCACCAAAAGTTTGGTGTAAACGACTGGTTTGAAAAGAATAAACACGACAAAGTATTAATGAAAGAATTCCTTAGATTCCGTATTAACATGTGTCTTGAAGAATTGCTTGAAACAGCAACTGCAGCCAACTTAGTGCTACATACTGATATTCAAGAAGGTCTAGTGTTTAAAGAATCTCAAAACAACGATTTGTGTATTGATTCTGAAGAAGTAGTAGATGGCTTAATCGATCTTTCTGTGTTCGCTATTGGTACATTAGACGTGTTTAATGCTGATGCAAACAAAGCTTGGGATGCTGTATACGATGCGAATATGGTTAAAGAATCTGGTGTTAAACCTGGTCGCCCAAATAAATGGGGTCTTCCTGATATGATAAAACCGAAAATGGAAACACATGGCTACGACTGGGTAGCTCCATCTCATGAAGGTAATCACGGAGATTTTAAATGAGAAAGGAAATTATAGAAACACTAAAATCTCATGCTATTGGCCATATCAATAAACATAAGATGAACGTCGAGATTTACCTCGCAAACCCAGTTGGTATCGGTGAGCATTCAGACGTCATTGAAACTATTGAACTAGAACTTAAACAAATTGCAGAGTATCAAGATCAACTCGAAGTTTTAGAAAAATACTTTAGTTAAAAATAACAATTGACATTCCTTTTATTTTAATATATAATAGTTGTATATTAATTTAGAAGGTTTTCTAGTACAGGAGTTTAAATGAAATACGATAACGGTAAAACAGATTTATCATTGATACCACCAGAAGTCTTAGTTGACATTGCGTGTGTATTAGGCTTTGGTGCAAAGAAATATGGTAGGGATAATCACCGCTTTGATGCTGGAGAAACTGAATGGAGTAGAGTATATGCTTCAGCCCAACGCCACTTGCATGATTTTTGGTCAGGTGAAGATTTTGACCCAGAATCTGGTCAGAAACATATAACACACGCAATTACCCAATTGATTATTCTTGCAACTGCAATTAACGATGGCCATACGAATATGGATGACCGGTTTTTTACAAAATTAAAACAGTTAAGCACTACAGAAAAACCAAAACCCGACAGTCTCTTAGATACTAAAGCAACTAAACATGCACCCTATGTATATTTAAAGTCTCGGGAGATTATTGAATAATGATAGTTGAAGATATACGTAAATACTTTAAAGAAGAACTTGCTGCAGAACGTTTCACTATTGATAAAACTGGTGCTAAAACGATCGAGTTGTTAGGTGCTAGCTTTATTGCTGATGAACCTGCTATTTTTGGTATTCCTAATCAAGAATATATTGATGCTGAAATAAAATGGTACAATAGTTGTTCTACTAATATTAATACATTAGAAAAAATTTATGGTAAGAAACCAGCTGCGTGGGCTTACTCAGCAAATTCTTATGGCGAAATCAATTCGAATTATGGTCATCTTTTGTTTGAACCAAAGTACTATAATCAATTTGAAAATGCTGTAAAAGAACTAATCAATAACCCTGATAGTAGACGTGCTCAACTAACATACACTAGACCTTCTGTATGGGTTGATTTTAACGAAAGCGGCAAAAACGATTTCATATGTACTTTAGGTCAACTGTTTTATATACGTGATAATAAATTACATATGGTAAGCATGATGCGAAGCAACGACTCTTGGGCTGGTTATCGCAATGATTATGCTTGGGCTAAATATCTTATGGAACTCGCTGTTAACGAATACAATGTTGGATGTGAAAATACTCCTATTGCTATTGGTAATCTGTATTGGCAAGTAGCCAATATGCACATATATGAAAGAAATTTCTATTTAGTTGATTATTATTCAAAAACAGGTAAATTTCATATTTCTAAACCCGACTATGCTGCAAAATATCCGAATAGTCAATATAATTAACTGTTGACATTTCGGTTTAAGCTTGTTATAATAGTTACATAAATTTATTAGGAAATATATTATGTGTGATAAGTGGCATAAACGTTACCTTCATTTAGCAAAGAATATTGCTTCATGGAGCAGAGATCCTTCTCGTAAAATCGGAGCAGTTGCTATTGGTTCTAAAGGTCAGGTATTAGCTCAAGGTTTCAATGGATTCCCTCGGGGTATTCGAGATACTGAAGAAAGATATAATGACCGCGAGACTAAGTATAAATATGTCGTACACGCTGAAATGAACTGTATATATAACGCTACGTATAGTGGTGTTAGCCTTGATGGTAGTTCATTATATGTGCATGGTTTACCAGTTTGTTCTGAATGCGCTAAAGGTATTATTCAAACTGGAATCAAAGAAGTATTTTGGTCTGCTGATGAAGAAATACCAGTAAGATGGTGTGATGCTTATAAGATAACAAAGAATATGCTTCTAGAAGCTGGCATAAATATAACATATGTAAACATAGGAGAATAAAAATTGGAAGATGATTTATTACCAACAATAAGTGCGGTTATATTACTACCAGAGAGTAGATCTGACGTAACAAGATATGTGTTGATTGGAGATTTTAAATATGCTGGATTTGAAGTTCCAAGTGGGTTTGTGACTGACGGTTTGACTATACCAAGGATATTTTGGAGCATACTACCACCCATTCACAGATACTTTCCTGCAGCCATAATTCATGATTATCTATTAACACAAGTATCTCGCGTAGAAGCTGACAGAGAGTTTAAGATTGTACTGAAAAAGCTAAATATATCTAGAGTGCGTAGATTTTTAATGGCTGCCGCAGTAAGATTATATTCAACAATACTAAAAATATTAAATAAAAGTTGACATTATAATCAACTTGTGATATAGTAGTATCAATTAAACAACTGTGGGCTACTCTGCTTAAACCCAGCCAATCCCACATTAATAAACTGAAATAATAGAGGAAGAAAATGTCTAAAATTAATATCGCTATTGCCGGCGTCGGTAATTGCTCATCAGCACTTATTCAAGGTGTAGAATACTATAAAGAAAATCCAGAAGATACCATAGGTCTTATGTTTGAAGACATCGGTGGTTTTTCTGCTAAAAACTTTAATTTTGTTGTTGGATTTGATGTCGATGCCCGTAAAGTTGGCCAACGATTAAATAACTCAATCTATGCTAAACCAAATTGTAACATGGAAGTATATCCTCCAAGTCATAATTTGACTTGTATAGCATCTAAATCGACAGTATACAGATCGCCAACATTTGATGGTATAGCACCTCACATGCACGATTTACATCCTGATATATCCTTCGTAGAAGATACAGAAACTCTGGCTATCACGGCTAATGAATACATTCAAATTCTTAAAGATAACAAAGTTGATGTATTACTTAACTATATGCCAGTTGGTTCTGAAACAGCAGCTCGTTGGCACATTGAAAATGCTATTCGCGCAGGTGTCCATATTGTTAACTGTATGCCAACATATATATCTACTAAAGATGCAATGGAACTTGAGAGACTTGCTATCGAACATGGCGTAACAGTTGTTGGTTCTGACATGCGTTCTGATTACGGCGCGTCACGTTTATCTGAGGTGTTACAAGGTTCAATTATGGATTCTGGATTGTTGGTTACTCAACACATCCAAGAAAACAAAGCTTGTGGAACTACTCAAGGTGATATGCGCCGTACTGGTCGTACTGCAAATACTGACTTCTTAAACATGGCAACTAAAGATCGTTTAAAAAATAAACATATCTCTAAAGAAAATGTTTTAAATGGTCAAGCTGCTGTACGTGGTAAAGATATTGCTGGTCTTACAATGTATGCTGGTCCGTCACTTACAGTTTTCCAAAAACCAGGTGATGAATACATTGGTTCAGATAATAAGATTGCTAATATTGATATGGTATTCTGGGGATGGGCTGGGGCTCGCTATGAATTGACTGCTCGTTTATCTGTTCAAGATTCTCCTAATAGTGCTGGAATTGTATTTGATGCAGTTCGTTTTTGCAAAGTTGCTGCTGAGATGGGTATTGTTGGTTACTTACGTGGTCCATCGGCACACTCTCAAAAGACACCACCAACTCAGCTAAAAACTGCTGATTCAAAATTCGAATGCGAAGCATTAGCTCGTAGGATTTTAACTGATCTTACTCGTCCGCAACTCGCCGAAAATTACCCACAAGTTGAAGATTTGCTTTATACATTCCAAGCTGATACTTCAGATTACGAATAAAGGAAAAATATATTATGAATACTTTTGATATTGATGGTGTGATTTATATGGGTAAAGACCATGACGGCGTTTACCCTGGGCCGAACGACTTGATTATTACTGGTCGTTCTATTGAAGAAAAACCAGAAACTATTAGGATGCTGCAGCAGAAAGGGATTAATAATAAAGTTTATTTTAATCCCTTACCATTTAAACAAAAGACCAGAGAAAGTTCTGGTCACCATAAAGCAGACATCATTTCAGCTCTTATTACATTAGGTTGTCCTATAGATATCCACTTTGAAGATGATCCAATACAAGCTGATATAATCAAAAAGGTTACATCAATTCACGTTGTATTATTAAACCACAACTTAACTGAAAAGGAGAATATGCGCCATGGGGGATACTGAAATGTATAAAGGCTATAAAATTAGAACAGGCCCGGGTATTGATCGTGATATGATTCGCGATTCACTAAAACATTATAGCCACTTCTCACTTGATAAAAAATCAGTAGTGCTTGATCTTGGTTCTAATATTGGTGGATTTACTAGGATGGCAAACGAAAAAGAAGTTAAACAATACATAGCAGTAGAACCAGATCCAGAAAATATGGAATTAACAACTGTTAATTCCATAGACGGAAGTAATAACTTATATTTGTTGGGTGTAGCCTCTATTTCTGAATCAGAACATTTAACGTTTTTTCAATCTAATGCTGTAAGATCAAAATGCTCTGGAACTATTAATAGTAAAAGTCAAACAGCTACTAGAAAGAATGGCACTGCATACGATGTTGTTAATTATAATGTGTATGAACTGTTGGAAAAATATAAACCTACTCATGTCAAATGTGATATAGAAGGAGCAGAAATTGATTGGTTAGCTGATTGCGAAGGTATATTTCCAGACTATATTCAGGAGTTGGCGTTTGAGTTGCATGGTAGAGCTGGTATAGTAGAACTCGAGCGATATTACGATAATATAATTGAACATTTTGAAATAGTTAGTTTTGTTCCATCTGTTGGGTTTAAAGGCAGTTTTAATAAAAAAGACGCTGTACTGTATGAAAAAGTTGGATATACAACAGAAGGTACTTTGTGGAGCATAGACTTATTCTTGCGTAGAAGAGTAAAATAATGATTGATGGTACACATAAATCATACGAAGTACCTAAAGGATTTAAATCTGCTGACTCAAATTATCCACTGGATAAATATTTTGATTTGTGCGACGTTGAGAAATTTCTTGACTTTAAATATTTTGTATGCGAAGTTAATAAGAGATCGGAATGGCAAAGGGGTCTTATTACAACATACGATTATAAAGAGTATGCTCTTAATCCAAATACAGAATACTTTCATCCGATGATTACATACGACGATCGTATGGTTTATATCGCTGAAAATATAGTAGGATTATCAAGCGACACTTTATCTCTACACAATAAGATTGGTAACACAATTATATCTCACTTCTATGGAGCTAGAGGTATTCACCAGATTGCCACTCGTAATAATGACGTTAAAACTGCTCATGTTGATTTTGAAAACTATTTTACTACTGACGAGCGCTCTCGTATACGAGAAAATTTAAAACTTTCAAAAATTGCTGGTTTGCCTATATATGGTTCTACTGAATTGCGTACTTCTCTCTGGGGTGCTGCAAACAAATATCAACAAAGCCGTTTTAATGTTACAACCGAAGAAGAAAGAAAGCACCCTGGAAATATTATGGATTGGGTAGCTGGTTTATGCGAAGATGGAACTTTTGATCGTTTAATTAGTTGTAATTCTATTAAAGAAGCATTTAATGAACTCACTTCTAACGCTGGTATTGGAAGTTATTATGGATTCCATTGTGCTACTTCAAATTCAGTAAACCCTGAGTTGAACTGGACTAATGATGATAACTTCGTTAAACCTGGACCTGGTGCTCAATATACTTTAAAGTTGATGTTTCCAAACGCAACAAATAAGTTAATTAACAGTGGCGATCTTGTTATATGGTTTAGACACAATCAAAAGTTCTTTGGTTTTGGCGATATTGAAATCCATGAATCTGCTCATAATATTTTAAATTTTGAAGGCAAAAAGATTCTTGAAAAAGATCAAACCGAAATGATGACTTATGGTTCTGAGGTTGCTATGTGCCAATATGGTATTTTTTGTAAGTTGCGCGAAGATAAAAAAGCTTGCGATAGACGTAAAGTTGCCCGTATAGGAGATAGAAACATTGAAAAAATGCTAAATATGGCTGAGCAAGAACAAATTTCTCAAGCAGCATTTCAACAATTTTTTACATGAGGTAAATATGAAAACAATTATAGCAGCACCATTCATCCCTATGTCGTTTCAGATAACGAGTCATAGGGCAGCACAAGGAATTATATATGCTGATTTGCTTAAACACTATCACACAGACGATATTTCAGTAAGCTTATCTAGACCAAGCGTACAAGGTCCCGAAGCTAAAGAATCAAACAAAACAGAAGATTTTAACGAATATGATAGATTATATATCTATCATGGTAATGATCGTAAAGCAGACGCTGGTGATCTAAACTTTTTTGGTGGAACTCGAAATTTCCCTCATGCTTACAATATTAGAAATATTTCTAAATTTAAAGGTGAAGTTTATTCTATTGGATATGATATGCCTGATTATGCTACTATGTTAGAGCACAAGATTACTGGCCATGAAAAGCGAGATGGTACACTTGACACAATGGTTCCTGAATTTCTCGAAGTTGATATTGATAATTTAAGAGCAATGCAAGAAAGAGCGATCACAATTATACCACAACATCCTAGTTGGAGCGGTTTAGTGATCGGTGATAGTCATGCTATTTGTATGTATCGTGAAGGATATAATGTTAATTCAGTTCCGTTTAAAACTTTGTATGGAGCCTTAGAATTAGGCTTAAAAAGTTTCATAAATAAAAATGACATTAAGGATATTGAATGTTACTTTGGTAACATTGATATACGTCATCACATTTGTAGACAGGACGATCATAAACAAGCTATTAGAGATCTTGTTGATCGTTATGTCGACCAAGTCGATTCTTTGGATATGGAAAGTAAAGTGATCTATGAACTATTACCTATCGAAAACGAACGCAGAAATCTTCCAAAAAGCGGATGGTATCTTGGTGAGAAATTTCATGGTACGTGGGCTGAGCGTAACGCAGCAAGACTTTACTTTAAAGAATACTCAATGAAAAGAGTTCAAGGAACGAGTGTTGAATTTCGTGAATGGCTCACTCCATCGTATTATAATGAATTAGGTGAACTTGATTTTAAAGCTATGGAGCGACCAAAATCAGTTCATTTATCTCGTGAATACTATCCTCATTGGCAAGGACTTGAATACAATAAAATTAATAAAACAACAATTGAGGATTTTTTTCAATGAAGCACGCAACGATCATACCACTTATAGGAGGCGAAGCACTAGCATCTACTGAAGTATTTGGAACTAAACCAGAATACATTTTGTCTTATAAAGGATTTGAAAACAATGAAAAACACTTACTAAACTATTGGAATAACGAAGTACCCTATCATGTACTTGACGATGAGAACAGTATTGCTCCTAAAAATATTAATGAGAAAGTTGATGTTATATCGAGTGTCTGTCCTTGTGCTGGATTAAGTCAATATCATTCTAAACACGGAGCTGAAAATCAAAATAACCAATGGATGGAGAAAACAGCCAAGCATATTCTAGAAACCGTACAACCGAGTGTATTTTGGGGAGAAAATGCTCCTGCTCTTGTTGGTAAGATCGGTGAGTTTATGTTAACTAAACTACGTAAAATTGGCCTCGATAATGGATACTCTATGGGTCTATATCTTACTAAGAATATTAAACATGGTATTCCACAATTTCGTAAACGCACTTTCTATTTCTTCTGGAAGAAAAGCGAGTTTGGTGATACTGCACCAATGCTTAAATTTATTAACAAAGAACACACAAAAATTGAAGATGTAATTATGAGCGCTACTGGTAGTACACAGTTAGAACCAATTAATTCTAAAATTCCAAGCAAAGACGATCCTTACTATAGATATCTTCTTGAAGTAATTCATGGTGGTATTACGCATAGAGAATATTTTGAGTTATTAAAAACTAAAAATGTTCGAGGCAACGATGTAGAATCTATTATTATAAATTCAGGTCACGATTATATGATGGTTGGTGAATGGATGGAAAAAAATGGATACGACAGAGAAGTTCCAAAATGTGAACGAAAATATCATAAGCTAAAAGATGGTGGCAATATAATGCGACGTGGCACTATTATTCCTAAAGATTATATTGGAGCTTTTGTTGGTCATTATCCGACAGTTCTTACTCATCCATATGAAGATCGTTATATTAATTATCGCGAAGCAATGACTATTATGGGATTACCACAAGATTACGAATTGTTAGACCCTAAAAAATCTGCTAATCATATTTGTCAGAATGTTCCATTACAAACTGCTAAAGATATGGTGTTAGAAATTAAAGCTGTTTTCGAAGGAAAGCGCCAATTTTCTGATACTGATTTTTTATTACAATCTAACATAAACGAAACATCCAGAACTTTGAATATACCAGATAAAGAGCAAAGTTTAGAATCATTTTTCTGAAATGATTGTTGACATTTAAACACAAACATGTTATAATATGGAACATTAGTTAATTGGGGTAGTAAATGAAAAAAGAATTATTAATAGATTTCGAAACATTAGGAATAAATCCTGAAAATTGCGTAGTACTCGACTGCTCGATTATTATCTTCGACAGAGAGAGATTCACATCTGATAAACCGTACACAGTAGCGGATATTACTGAAACTAAAACATTTAAAATATCTGTTACTGATCAGGTTAACAATTACAATTATGCTGTTGAAAACAGTGTTATTGAATTTTGGTCTAAACAAGATAAAGAAGTGCGAGCAAAAATTAAGCCGCTACCAACTGATCTTACTGTTAAGGAATTTACTGATCAGTTTCTCAACTTAGTTTCTCAGCACAAAATTAGTTATTGGTGGTCTCGTGGAAACACGTTTGATCCACCTATTCTAACTAGAATTTTTGATGATCAAGGTAAGAAAAATGAATTAAATAAGAATTTAAAATATTGGGCAGTAAGAGATATGCGCACGTTTATTGACGCAAAACTCGATTTCCCGAAAGAAAATGGTTTTTCTCCTTTTGAAGATGAAGTAAAATGGGGGAAAATATTTAAAAAGCATGATAGCTCTTGGGATGTTTTAGCTGATGTTTTAAGATTACAAGCGATCGCGAGAGCCGAAGATGATTTGGAACAAGTGAAATTATGAAGATAGAAGCGACAATTGAACAATTAAGAGGAGCATCACTTTTTATTGGCGCACCAATGTATGGAGGTAATTGCTCTGGTTTATTCACTAAATCTTGTACTGACTTATCTTCAATATGCGCGCTTAACGGAATTAAATTACAATACTATTTCTTATTCAACGAAAGTTTAGTTCAAAGAGCGCGAAATTACGTTACTGACGAATTTATGCGTTCTGGTTGTACTCATCTAATGTTTATAGACTCAGACATTGGTTTCGATGCTAGAGATGTTCTACACTTATTAAGCCTTCAGATATTAGATCCCAAGTATGATGTAATAACTGGACCTTATCCTAAGAAAACAATAGCTTGGGAAAAAGTTAGTAAAGCAGCTAAACTCGGCCATGGCGCAGAAAACCCCTTTGAATTAGAGAAATTTACAGCTGATTTCGTATTCAACCCAGAAGACAATAAAAATAGTTTTAATCTCGGTGAACCAATTAAAGTTAAAGAAGCAGGAACTGGTTTCATGTTAATTCCTCGCGTAACTCTTGAAAAATATCAAGAAGCTTATCCTGAAATGAATTACAAACCAGACCACTTGCGATCTGAATCTTTTGACGGAGCTCGTAATATTACAGCATTTTTTGATTGTATTATAGACCCTAAGACGAAACGTTATTTGTCTGAAGATTATTTCTTTTGTCATAAGACTCGTGAAGCTGGGATGAGTGTTTGGATGTGCCCTTGGATGCAAATCAACCATGTTGGTTCTTATATATTTAGAGGCAATATGGCTGCGATTACTCAGTTGGGTGTTACTGCAACAGCAGACAATTCTGGTCAAAAGAAGAATTATAAAAAATAATTCATAAATAAAAACGTTGACATGTACATAAATGTGTTATATAATATCTAACTAATAAACAAATAGGAATACAATATCATGAAATTTTCTGAAAGAACTATCACGATCCTTAAAAGTTTTTCTTCTATTAATAAGTCAATATTAATGCAAGAAGGTCAAACTATTAAAACGATTACTCCTGAAAAGACACTTATCGCAAGTGCCAATATTCCTGAGACAATTCCATCTCAAGCTTGCATATACGACTTATCAAGATTCTTGTCAATCTTGAGTTTGTATAGCGATCCGGATGTTAAGTTTAATGATACTCACTTTATTATATCGGAAGGTAAGCGCAGAACAAAATATATATATGCTGATGTTTCGATGATTCACACGCCACCAGCTAAAGAAATCAAGATTCCAACACAAGACGTCGTTGTTGATGTTAAATGGGACGATCTTCAATCTGTTCTTAAGGCAGCTGGTGTTTTGCAGTTCTCTGAAGTTGCATTTGTCGGAGATGGCGACAAATGTTATCTTAAAGCAATTGATAGTTCAACCGAAGGTGCAGACGATTATGGAGTTGAAATCGGCGAGACTGGCGACACGTTTAAGATTATAGTTAAAACAGATAACCTTAAATTATTACCGCAAGATTACAGCGTTACTATTTGTGCTAAGGGTATATCTGAATTTAAAGGTAATGAAGTTACGTATTTCGTTGCTATTGATTCTAAGTCAACTTACATTAAAGGATAAAAACTATTATGGATGAACAACATCAAGAGCCGGTATCTGTATCTTTGGCTGATATCGCATCGTTAGTACAAATCATCGACATAGTATCACTTCGTGGTGGAATTCAAGGCAACGAAATGGCCAATGTTGGTATGCTTCGCAACAAATTAGAGTTATTCTTAAAACAAAATGACGTTAAAACTCAAGAAGATGCACAGCGCGAAGCTAAAGTTGATACTATCGGTCCAATGCGTTCTAAGCTAGTTAGTTAATTAATATGATATAACTATATTTGACTGGGGAGTCATTCTCCCCTTTATTTTTTATTTTACTATGATGGGTACATTATTATGACAATTACAACTAAATCAAACGAAGTATTGTGGGTTGAGCGATATAGACCAACAGTTATTGCCGACACAATACTACCTCAAAAAACTAAAGATGTATTCAAAAAATTCGTTTCTGACAGCACTATTCCAAACTTATTACTGTCTGGAGGTCCAGGTTGCGGTAAGACTACAGTCGCAAAGGCAATGCTTGACGAATTGGGTTGTGACTATATCGTAAAGAATGGTTCACTAAACGTAAATATCGATACTATCCGACATGATATATCAACATATGCATCATCTGTATCTCTTACTGGTGGTCGCAAGTATGTAATCTTTGATGAAGCAGATTACCTTAACGCAGCATCTGTTCAACCTGCACTTCGTAACTTTATTGAAGAATACTCAAGTAACTGTGGTTTTATCTTTACTTGTAACTTTAAAAATCGTATCATATCGCCACTTCGTTCTCGTTTATCTGAAATCGACTTTTCTATTGAAAGTAAAGATAGACCTAAACTTGCTATGCAATTCTTTAAACGTGTTACTGCTATTCTTGAACAAGAAAAAGTACCATTTGAAAAAGCAGTTGTTGCTAAGGTTATTGAAAAGCATTTCCCAGACTTCCGTCGCGTATTAACTGAACTTCAATCATACGCAGCTTCTGGTAAGATTGATGAAGGTATTTTCATTAATCTTAAGCAAGAATCTATTGATGCGTTGTTCAAATTTCTTAAGGAAAAGAACTTTACTCAAATGCGCAAATGGGTTGGAAACAACTCCGACCAAGATATGAATGAAATGTTTCGTAGAATATATGATCTTTCAACTGACAAGGTTGAATTCCGAAGCCAACCTGGCTTTGTAGTCACACTTGCTGATTATATGTATAAAGCTAATTTTGTTGCTGATTTAGAAGTTAACATGGTTGCTTTCCTTACTGAAGTTATGATTGAATGTGAGTTCAAATAATGTTAAGCTTTGGTCGGTTAAAATGTTTTTATTGTAAAACGAAGGTTAAGAAAAAGCTTGTGTTTACTACAATAATCACGACAGCAGAAGGCGATCTTTCATTACAATTGTGCCCGTTGTGTGGTGAACAATTAGATGAAATACTTAAAGATATTGAACTAGTTAAAATGGAAAGAGAAAAAAATGGCTAAAGAATTAACACCATTTGATTTTATGACAGCTGCGTCGTATTCGAAAGTTGACTTGATTGGAGATAATGAAAATCCAGATCATATAGAAAAATTGTATAGCCCATATATGGTTAATCGGGGTTTTTCAAATTTCCAAGATACAATTCTACACGCAAATGAAATGAATCAAAGACCTGCTTTATTCTATCGTGCTCAATTTGATTATTATCGTTCAGTGTTAAGGAAAGGCAAGAGGTTTTCTAAATGGGCAAAACCATCTAAAGATAAAGATTTAGATGCGATACAGCAAGTATATCAATGTAGTAGAATAGTAGCACAACAATATTTTAAAGCACTATCTAAAGATGATATGAAGACAGTGCACAACAAACTGATAACGGGTGGAGCTTAACTTATTATAAATAATTTCATAGCTAACTTTGGCTTTATGAAAATAATAATAATAAAAGGTGAATATGTATTATGAACTCAGAAGATATTTTTAAAGGGGTCGGTGTAGAGATAACTTTACCAACCGATGATAGTTTCTTAAAAATAAAGGAAACTCTAACTAGAATTGGTATATCAGCAAGAAAGGAAAAGAAATTATTTCAATCTTGTCATATACTTCATAAACAAGGTCGATATTCAATTCTTCATTTTAAAGAGTTGTTTGTATTAGACGGCAAAATTGATACATTCGCTACAGAAGATATGGCTCGTAGAAATACAATAGTCAATCTGCTAGATGAGTGGGAATTGCTTAAAATTGTTGATAAAGAACGAGCTTCAGCTCCCCGCGCATCACTAAATCAGGTTAAGATTATTTCTTATAAAGATAAAGCTGACTGGGAACTTTGTGTTAAATATAATATAGGTAAAAAATAGGTGAGATGTTAATTATGAATGAACTAAAGTTTTATAAAAATAAGGAATACGCGTATTCTCCTAAACTACATGAAGTGGATTCAATAGAGTTTGATATTCAAGCTGCATTTCAAATGGGCGATAAGATTAGAACATACAATCCATGGAATAAAGAATGTTTAATACCAGTTAAAAATATTGGTGGAAAAGTTGGTTTTCAGTTACATCCAGAAAACCGTGCACAAGTACCGACTGGTTTGATATTTGATATACCAGAAGGATACAGTCTAAAAATGTATATGAAACCCGAAGTTGCTCTTAAAAAAGGATTAGTCTTAGCGAATGGTACTACTATTATAAGCTATGATCTTCATCGTAGACCAAATGATGAATTGTATATGGTATTATACAATGTTTCTGATAGCTTAGTTGTAGTAAACGAAGGCGAAATACTTACAGCAATTTCCATGGAATTAGCCTGCGAATATTCTCTTTCAGAATCTGTTAAAGTACCAGTATAAAAAAAGTTAAAAAAAGTTTTATACATCGAGTTTTTTGTGTATAAATAGAAATGTTAGCATGATGCCGAAAGGGTTTTGCTAACATAACAACAATGCTAGTTATAATTATAACAGCAAATTAATCTTGCTCAAAGAGGAGAAAACAATGAGAAATCTACAAGTTAACACTGATCACCTAAAACCATTCACCGTTGGATTTGATAACATACTAAATCGTTTATTTGAAAATGAAAATTGTGCAACACGAAGTACTGGGTTTCCACCCTACAACATCAGAAAGCGTTCAGACACAGAATTCCATATAGATCTAGCAGTAGCTGGCTTAGATATTAATGATGTTGATATAGAAGTATCAGATGGTCAGTTAGTTGTGCGTTCAGCATTCGACGACAAAGCAAAAGTATTTAATGGTGAATTTATTCATCGCGGTATTTCGTTTAAGAAATTTACGAGACCATTTACTCTTGCCGATGATATCGAAGTTACTGGTGCAAATTTGAAAAATGGATTGCTTACAATCGATTTAACTCGTATAGTACCAGAAGAGAAAAAACCAAAGAAGATTACAATTGAATGTGGTTCGCCCAATGATAAACAGTTCTTGGCTGGTTGAATAAAGAATATATTTAAATAGTTATATATAAGGAAACTCGATATTGAGTTTCCTTTTTAGTTTTTAAAGATAGGAAAGTTATGAAAATGTTAAAGATGTTAAATAAAAATGCGAAAGCTTGGTTAAATACTTGGTTTAAATACACTTGCCATACACAAATTATGGCTCCTTATCAAATTACGTGTAACGCAAATTCATTCATAAACAAAATAAAAACAGAAAAAGAGGCTTAATAATAGTAATGGAAAAGTATAAGTTAAAGGTAGTGGTGAATTGTATATCAACAATGATATTAATAGTATCACTACCAATTTTTGTTATTTTGCTACACATGTAATAGTTAGTGGTTGGGAAAACTCGGCCACTATCATCCAGCCCAGTTTGGATCTAGCGAATTTCCACCGCCATGGCCAAATAAAACTGATTGTGAATTACTATTAATATCACCTTCTTTTATATTAGTTGATCCTTCTAATTTATTATAAACATTAGTAACCCCACCTCCAACATTTTCTTTTACGGTGTCAATAGTTTTAAGCTTATTATCTCCTTCTGTTTGTCTTTTAATTGATCTTCTAAGCCTAGCAACTTGCATTTTTGTTCTTCTGTTTTGTTTAGTCGTTACAGATCTAACTTCTTGTACAAGAGACACTTCGGGTATAAACGTTCCATCATCTACCGATGAAGCTAATTGCTCGAGTTTATTGAAACTATCTTCTAAAATTACTTTTTGCTCTTCTATTCGTTCTAATTCTGCTTTGCCGCTTGCTATTATTCCTTTATTACTACGACCGCCTGCCGTACTTTTTGATTTAGCAAGAGCTGCTTCTTCCTGAGCTAGAAGTTCATCGTTAATTTTATTAAGCTCGCTTCTAGCTTTTAATATTGCTTCACGTTTTTCTTTTTCTGTTTTTGCTAGAGATAAATCTGTGTTAACAAGATAAAAATTATTATCCATATCAGCAACCAATTTTGATCTACTTTTTTCAACTTCACCTTTTATATAATCGGCTGCAACACCACCTAAAGTATAAACAGCGCCGCCAACAGCACCAACTAGCGCTCCAACTGGGCCAAACATTGCACCTATTGCTGCGCCTTTTAGAGCAGTTTCACCAAGATTGACGAGATTAAGTTCAGCTTCACCAATTTTAACAGCACTATTAATACTGTTTTTCTCAAAATTATCTCTAACCATATCAGCTGCAACATCAACTACTATTGTTGCAACCGATGCAAGACCAACTCCACGAACAATTGATCCTTTTAATCCAAATGGCAGTTTTCCTGCACCTATAGGAGGTGTTGCTGTTGTAGGGCTTGCTGCTGTAGGAAGAGTGTTTGTCAATTTACCTAATCCGAGAGCTTTCAATACTGATCCACCGGCAGCAAACATATTTTTTACAAGTCCAGCTGCTATTCCAATAGCACCACTGAGTAATTTAAAATTGTTTCTTAAACCAAGAACAACAACAGAACTTCCAACTAACCAAGTTAATGGATTTGTGATTATCTCTGAAAAACTTGATAAACTTTCACTCACTTTAAAAATCCAATCTTTGAATTTTGTTTCATATTCTGTGAACTTTCCACCGGTCATCTTGTTAACCATACCTTTTATCAAGTTATAGCTAAAAAATACACCACCAGCTACTTTAGCAAACGTTTTAATGAAGTCAAATCCAGCTTTAGCACCACTTTTAAGTTTATCACCTAGCACTGGTTTTGTTTTTTTAGGTTTTGTTTTTTCTGGTTTTGTTAGATCTTCTACGTCATCAATAGCTTGTCGTCTTTCTGCTGCTTCTTTATCTTGAATTTCAGTTAACTCAAGAGATTTAGCAAGTAAACTGGTTTGTTCAATTAAACTAGTTGATATAGTTTGAAATACATTGTCAAATTTACTCAGTTGTATTTTAACTTGTCTTATAGAATTTGGACTACTGTTTCGATTTAATAAACCTTCTGCCTTCAACCTATCTATAATAGCTTGTGTATCATCAGACACTCTAGCCTTTTTAGATTTCTTTTCACTTTTTTGTGATGGTTGATCTTTCGCGCTTTTTTGTTGTCCGACTATACTCGGTAGTGTTTGATTTTTTTCTGGTTTATCAGCCATTTTTAATTTTCGCTCTTATCTTTTTGTTGTTCGAGATAGTTTACCAGCATTCCAAAATATAAGTCGCGTTCATATGGCAACATGTGTTCTATATCATGTATTGAGTATTTGTGGTGCTGAGCTAACGAAAATATCATTTGATAGTACGCAGATAAATCAATGTGGCTCAGCACTAGATAAAAAAACTTCGCATTCCTTCTATAATAAATGTTTTATCAACACCATCTTTATTTTTGTATTTTAATTCGTGTCTAACTTTTGGCATAGTCTCAAAGAATTCTTTTATTCCTTTAATGACGTCGCCCGTCATATTATCCATGAATTCATCAATCTGCTCATCGCTATATTCTTTAAAATCAAAAACTTCATCATTTGATACTAATTTGTCTAAACACGAAGTCATAACAAAATAGTTAACAAGTGGATCATTTGGATCCATATCAATAATACTGGCAAACTCGTCTATTGTTGGGTATTTTAACATTATAGTGTATTCGTCATTGATTTTTATTTTGTTTGTGTGGTTTTCATCTTTGCTTATTTGAACCTTATCTATATCAATAGACAATTCAATTGTTTCTTTTGTATCTGGATCTTTAATAGTAAATTCTAGAGAGTTATCAACAGATCTAGCACGTATAACTAAAATTATATATTCTAAGTCAAACATTGCAAATTTAGAAACATCCGAATCTAATAGACAGTTATTAACTATCTGTTTTGTCGCTAGTAATTCCTGTGTTGCATCATCTGACTCTTGTGCGACTAATAAGATCTTCTCTTCTTTTACTGTAAAAGGTCGATACTTAATTTTCTCACCAGTTGAAGGTAAGATCATCTCTGATATTGGCAAATCGATTTTTGGTAACGACATTATGTAAATCTCCTTTAGATTCTATTACTGATATTGTCAAATGAATTTCTTGTTCGCGATATTCTATTAATCGCATCTTGTATACTGTCGAATTTAACACCTTGGTCTATTGTTTGTTTTACTACTCCCGCAAATCCTGCAACTGCTCCTAATCTATCAAGTAGTCCATTTCCTCTACTGTTTCTAGCAGTTGGAGTTCCCGACTTTGTGCCTGAATAAGATATTTTGTCGTACACAAAGGCAACAGGCAGAGTAAGGAATGTATTATTATTAGCCCAACCCAAATCCAGATCACCAAGAGTTATAGGATATGCGTTGTGCAGTTTAACTTCATAATATTTATTTTCAAAACATTCAGATGAATAATGTCGTATTGTTATATTTGTTGCGTATTCATCTTTATATCCAAACTCGTATGGTAATTTACCATCAACTTCATTAAATGCACCAGCATCAGACGCACCATGATTAACTATCTTTTGGATCCAATTATGAAAATAGTTTAAAATATTATGATCAGAGTCGACCATAAAAACAGCGCTAACTGGTTGATTAACAACCGACATTGGAAATACTGTCGTTAATTGACCAACAGCCTGGTATGGTATCGCGTTAATATTAACACCTGGGATGTTAGCTGTCATACAAAAGAAAGAAAATATTCTTGAATCTATTTTTGTACCTTTATCTAACTCAGTTACACCATCTTGTATAGGAGATATTATAATCTCAAAAAGTGACGACCTTGCCGGACCGCCTCTACTATCAATTTCAGATTTAAACCTACTGATGTCGAAAGCCATTTAATTTACCTTTTATTAATAATTTTACGTGAATCAGCGTAAACTTTTTGTTTAGATGCACCGATAAATTTACCAGCTGGTAGGAATAGAGCAATGTCCCATTCTGATGGTGTTATGTAAATAAACCTTGATTTAATTTGTTTATTAAGGTAATGTTTAATACATGGCGCAAATTCTTTAAATTTAGCAGCTCCGTTTAATAAATCATAAGATATTTTTGCTCTAGTATTTTCGTCGTATCGATCATTAGTTACAGTCTTATATATTTCATCCATTAAAACTGCACGTAATTGTGGAGGCAAATAGTGCATATTAATTCCTAAAAATCCACCTTTTGCTAGACTAATTGGAAATATTAATGGAAACGCATCATAGTAAGGTAACGTATCTTTGTGTTTAGCGACGTATGAAAACATATACATATTTCCGAACCTAATTTTAGATTCTGCACTTGACTTCTTTTCTTGCATTATTTTCTTTTGTACAATATCAGGACCTTTCTTTATTTTTCTGGCCTGATCGCGATACCAATTTCTGGCTTCGTCAGTTCTGGCTGGTACTTGTCCACCTCTTATACCTTTGAGTAATATGTTTGCAAATAAAGTAGCCATTTATTTAATTCCTAGTTCGTATTTTCTTTCAGTTACAGCTTTCTGCAACTTTACTTTATTTTTATAAGAATTATCAGTAGGTTCGTTACAATTAATACAACTATTATACATTATTTAATTCCCAACTCTTTTTCAGTCATAATAATAAATTCCCAAGCTCGATCTTGACAATATATTCGAGCCGCTTTCCACTTAGCTTCATTAACACCATATGTTTTAACTTCATTCAGATATCTTCGTGATACTCTACCGGTAGGTGTAGAATTCTTTTTCTTTATGTTTGGTGGTAATGTTTGAGCATAAGGTTTAATTTCAATCATTGTTGTAATCTTTCTACCATCTGGCATATTCTTGTGTACAACAACGTCAGGATAATATCTGTGCATCTTACCATCAATTGGAGATCTATAAGGAACTATATGTTCTTCTGATGCCCACCAAATTACGTCATTATGCTTATCAACAAATCTAAAAAATTTTAGTTCCCACAGAGATCTATACGTGATCTTAGAATAATCACCTTTATATTTGGCTGGGTTTGTCGGTCTAAATTTACCTCGATATGCCAATTATATATTCCTTTTGTATAAATAATAGTTAATAGTATATTGTTTATTTATACAATATTAGAAAATAACAGAGGCAAATATGGCATCTAATACATCAACTCGCCCGGAACGAGCGCGCAAAGCAAAAGAATTTAAGAATAGCAATAAGATACATTCTTTTCCTGCTAAGCCAATGCCACATTCTATGATGTTGACATTTAAAAAATATGATTACTCAAACTTATACAGTAAAATAAATACGACAACTACAAGCAGTAACAATTCCGGCGTTCAAAAATCTGAAGAAGTAATAATAGAATTACCTTTCCCTACAAATTTATCAGATGTAACTTCTTTAAGAGTTGAAACTTTTGGTCGATCGGCTGCATCTTCAGCTTTCGCTTCTAGTTTGTCTGGTGCACAGTCTGCAGGTACAAGCGGAAATGCAATGCTTGATAATGCATCAACAGCAATTGGTAATATTGCTAAAGGAATACAGAAAACTGGTGTTTCAATAGTTGATCAATCTAATGCAGGTAGACAAGATATGGCAGCATTTCTGAGTCAGTCTGCTGCTAAATTATACAAAAATGATTTTTCGACAACATTAGATAGCGTTGTCGGTCGTGCGTCTAACCCGAAAGAAACTTTATCTTTTAATGGTGTTAATTTAAAATCATACACGTTTACTTGGAGATTATTTCCAAGTAATATACAAGATTCAGAATCTATTAAGAATATAGTAAAAACAATAAAATCTCAGATATTACCATCAACTAGAGATTTTTTAGCATTTGAAAAGGTATTTTTAACTTATCCCAGTACAGTAGACATACAATTGCTTGGTGTTGATGAATCGCATTTCTTTAAATTTAAAACTTCAATGGTATCTAGTTTTAATGTTAATTACGGCTCCGGTGATGACATACCACTTATTTCTGGTGGAAAGCCAGCTCATGTGACAATAGATATAGGATTTTCTGAATTAGAAGCTCACACTGCCGGACACGAAGATAATCTAGATGAAGTTGTTAGTAGCAGTGATAGTGGAGGTCAAGGATAATGACTAAGTATTTTGAGAATTTTCCAACAATAGAATATAACGGTAGACGAGTTAAAGATATTACACGGCGAAATAACTTTGCTCGTAATATATCTAACAACCCATATTTATTTATGCCTTACACTGTTAAACAAGGTGAAAGAGCAGAAGACATAGCTGAATTCTATTATGGTTCAGTTGATTATATTTGGTTGGTTTATTTAGCTAATAACATTATAGACCCTTATCATGAATGGCCATTTGATGAATATAATTTTAACCAATATATCATGAAAAAGTACGAAAAAGAATCCGGTGAAATTGGTGAAGATATTGTAGCTTGGACACAATCTGAAGAAAACGAAGAAAACGTACTTTATTATTACAGGGAGGTATAACTAATGGCTGTTGATATAATCAAATTAACACCAGAATCTTTTGAGACTATTTATTTGCGTGGCGAAGACCGTGTTATATTAAGAACAGAACAAGGCAGAAAGATTATAATTAAACGTATCATTCCGGAAGAATGGACTCCATATAGAATATACGACTTTGAACGGGCGTTAAACGATAATAAAAAAGAAATATTCTTATTTGATAGTAAGTACATTAACAAAATTTCTAAAGATTTTGTTAACAGTGTAAGAGATGACTAATGGCTGAATTTAATCCATCAAACTGCCAAATATTAGAAGCGTCAATTAGGTCTCATGGCAAACCGAAAGGGACTAATATTAATGGAATGATCGGTAATATAAGCTTCACTCAATCAATTAATATGACTTCATGGATGGGATCTATTACTGTACATGACAACTCTGGATTTTTAGAAAACTATCCATTGAGAGGTGAAGAGGAATTAATTCTAAAATTAAATAGTCTTGATTTAAATTACGAAATTGATTTAAATGCACAAATATATAAAATAAATAACATGTCTACTACAGAAAATAACGATGGTGTAGTATATACTCTGCATTTTATGTCAAAGGCTAGTTACGCTGCTGGTACTCGCAGAATTATTAAATCATTTAAAGATCAATCAGCTTCTGAAATAGTCGGTTCGTTATTTAAAGAGTATGTTTCAAACTATTCTCAACAAAAGAGAGTTGATGAAGAGTTACCGTTTTCAACTAAAAAATATAATCTAATTGGTGACGATAACAGAGGTCGTCGATTATATATCCAACCAACAAACGGTTATCTTAGAGCAATAATACCAAATTACGGAACAAATCAGGCAATGCGATTTATTTCTTCTAAATCGTTTAGTGTCAACGCTCAATCAAGTTCTTATAGGTTTTTCGAAACATTTGAGGGTTATTATTTTGTTACTGACGAGTTTTTAATTAAGAGTGCCATTAGTAATAACGACAAGGTAATTAATCTTTTTTATGACTCATTCGTAAGTTTAGACCCTAAAAAAATGTCTGATCAAATTAGAACAATAGAGACACTTTCTAATACGAAACGTGTTGATGTCGGATTTGATACTCATGGCGGTGGGTATGTGAATAAAGTAATAGAAATAGATTATGTTCGCAGAAAGGTAAACGAAAACGTATTCGATTATACTAAAGACGCGAAATATATTGACACTACTGGAAATATACCAAAAATATCATCTGATATACATTCTCCTGAGTTTATAAAAGACACATTTAATGAGGAAAACGCAAAAAGATTTTTGGTATTTAAAGATTATAGTCAAGAAGGTGATATGGCTAGTAATTTAAGGGCTGATCAATATTATAGTGAAATAATATCAAGAAGAACATCTCAACAACATCATATGAGTAGTATAGAAATTAGTATTGGTTTAAAAGGTCGATTAGACATATCAGCTGGATCTATTATTAATATTAATGCCACTGGTTTTTCTGGTAGTAATGATAAAAAACCAAATAAACAGATATCTGGAAATTACTTAGTTTATTCTGTAAGCCATGATATTAACAAAGATATATTGAAAACAAGTGCTAATTTAATTAAATACGACTGGAGTACTACATAATGATTGAATCTGGAATTGGAATACGTAATCCACTTTTTTTTATGGGTGTTGTTGAGCGTAATGATGATCCAAGACTCGAAGGAAGAGTTCAAGTACGTGCGTTTAGTGTTCATGGAAAAAACCATCAAAACGAAGTACCTACCACTGATCTTCCGTGGGCTGTGTGTGTAGCTGGTAATTACAGTCCAAACAACCCACCACCAAAGCTAAATTCGTTTGTTTATGGAATGTTTTTAGATGGAAGAGATGCTCAGCACCCTCTTATACTTGGTTTAATACCAACACAATTTGCAGAAGTTATTGATCCAGCAAAAAATGGTTGGGGAGTAATACCCGATAAAGATGGTAATGTTTCAGCGCATGGTTCTTCTCCTAGGGATTTTGGTAGTCCACAGAATTCAAATCTAGCACGTGGCGAAAATCTTAATGATACATATATAGAATCGCAAGAATTAAATAGAGTATTAGGATCGAGGATTGCTGGTACAGATGAAACTTGGGACGAACCTCCTACGGCGTATGCTGCACAATATCCTTATAATAAAGTTGTTGAAACTGCTAAACATTCAGTAGAGATTGATGATACACCAGGTGCTGAAAGAATCATGATTCATCATGATTCAGGTTCGTATATTCAAATGGATTCATCTGGCAGTGTATCATATAAATCAATGAAAGATACCTCAGATGTTCGTCTTGAAAATGAAAGTATATATGTTGGTGGAAAAAGTATTGTCCATATAAACGGCGACAGCCACGTATACGTACATGGAAATAAAACAGAAGAAGTTAACGGTGATTATCGTTTATTAGTGAAAGGTAACGCCGAATTTGGCGTTGGTGGTCAAATGAACTTAAACGCTGGCGATCAGATTCAGGCTCGTGCTGCTGATATTAAATTAGATGCTAATGTATCAACACTAACAATTAAAGCAAAAAAGAATATTCATATCGGATCTGATGAAACAATATTAATGCACACAAATTTCATGAATCAAACAGCACTTCTCAATTTTGACACGTTTGTGGGTTTTGATTATAATTTAACATCAGGTAGAGATTGTATAACATCATCAAGTAATATATTTGCGACTGCCAATGGATCAATGCCGAGTGAAACTATTGCTGGCAGTGTTGGTATTCATCTAAAAAGCTTAACAGCACCAATAAATTTAGATTCTAGTACAGTTGTAAGCATGAAAGCTCCAACTGTTAATATGGATAGTGTAATTAATCTTGCAAGTGGGTTTAGTTCATCAGCAAGTGCAGCAATACAAATATTACCAACTTTTAAACCAAGTCCAGCTATTATGCCTCAGCCACCAACAAAATCAACATCATTAACACAGCACAAGAAATCGGGTACTTCGTCAGTTAGCGGTTTAAGCGGCGTGTTTGATGATAAATTAAAATAGGATAATAAGATGGCTTCTACTTGCATAGACAAAAATGATCAAACAACAATTAATGGGTTGAGCGTAAGTTCTAGTCCAACTACTAATTCTAATGGTGAATATACATTAAATCAAATAAGCTTGTTTGCAAAAGAACTTGCTGATAATATTGTAGCAGAAAAAGAATCTAACCCAATATTAATTGCTCAAAATAAGTATGGCGATTCTTTCTATAAATCTGTAAACTACACAAACAAAGAGTTTCTTGTTAACAAAGATTTAACTAAATATCCAAAATTACAAGAAAGATTAAATCAAGGGCAAATTACACCAATTGAATTGGCCGACTTTCTCACTCTTTTTAATCTTACACCTAATGGCGTAATCGCAAAAGGTACATTATGGCCAGATAATTTATTATTTGAACTTGAGCGATATTATGCTAATGATATTAAGTTTGGCTCTCTCGGTGGGATTTGCTCAATTTTTGAAAGTGTATTCGTGAATGTAGACGGATTTTTTAACGCAATTGGAGTGATTCAAGGTTTTATTAACGATGCATTCACATTCATAGCTAAAATAAAAAGTTACTCCAATAGTCCAGAAGATCGTGCTGTAGCTGCTGCTGAAGCAATTACAGTTCAAGAGTTAATAACGAAGATTGGAGAATTCATTAGCGATGAAGTAGATCAAATGCTTAAAGCTGTAAGTTTAATGTTTGAAAATTTTAGTATTTCTGATATCATAGGTAATGTTAATCACAGAATTAAATTATCAACTATCAGAACTATAATGAAGTGCAAAGACGAAGCATGCCTTTTGACATCTGAAGAAAACAAACAAACTATTAGAAATAAAATAAATGGATTGTTTAGTTACGCAGTAGGCTTATATGAAAATCCAGGCGTTGCCGAAATACAATTTCTAATTACACGAGTTTGCGCTCTTATTTCTAATGTTAGAGCATTATTACTAGATTTTAAATCCCCTATGGATCAATTTGAATTCAAATATAAAAGAATATCAAATAGATTAAAAACAATTTCCAACATAACATCTTCAACTGCGATTAGAAATGGTGCCATAAGATTCTCAGAAGACGCCAAGTTAGAAAATATAAATAGTATAAACACCAGCTGGGAAGATAACGGTGATGTTAGTTATACACCTACTGGTAAAAAAGCAAACAATGTGAAAGAACCAAATATACAAGAATATTCAGACTTGCCATCATGCAGCGATGTTAGAAATGGAAAAGATTCAAGAATAGAAGTTGATAGTAATAGTTTTTGGGTTAAAGATTTTGGCATGGAAGGTTGGACCGGATTAGATTTTGATTTAAGAGTATATCTCATGAGATTTTCTGATTTAGTCGGTGTTAAACTTATTCTTAAAAGAGGATGGATAAGCCAACAGTATAACTCAAAAATTGGTGGTGATCCGGATTCAATTTATATGAGTGGGAAGACAGTTAGTATTTCAACTGAAAATATTTTTTATCTTGATACAATACCAGACTATGCAATCAGAAGCGGTTTTAAATTTGTTAAAATAGACAAAGTTAATAATCTCATTCACTTAGATACAAGGCCACTAATCGGTTAACTAATATGACTATAAACGTTTTTACAAATAGAAGCAAAACTCCAGATTTATTTTCAGACTTACGAAAAGATTTAGTATTGAGTCCGTTATCAGAAGATCTTGCTGTTCTCAAGAATGAGAACGCTGTGAAAGAATCAATTAAAAATCTGATATTAACAGATCGCGGTGAAAGGCTCATGCAACCATTTTTGGGTGGTGGCATAAGAGAATTGCTTTTTGAAAACCTTATACCAAGAACAGTTAAATCAATAGAAAACCGAGTGAGAGATACAATTGAGTTGCATGAACCAAGATGTGAATTGATAGATGTATCGGTATCAGCTAACTTAGATGAAAATTCAGTTAGAGTTATAATACAATTTTACGTATCAAACGTCGATCAACCGACTTCTCTTGATATTATTTTAGAAAGGATAAGATAAGATGACACAACCAACAACACCAATTGTAGAATTGGATTTTGAAGGTATAAAAGAACAGCTTAAAACGTTTTTGCAAGGTCAAACTCAGTTTAAAGATTATAATTTTGACGGTTCAAACTTGAGTGTCCTTCTTGATGTTCTTGCATATAACACTTTTCAAAATAACTTTTATACTAACATGGCAATTAATGAAATGTTTCTTGACTCTGCTCAGATTAAAAACTCAGTAGTTTCTCATGCAAAAGAATTAAACTATTTGCCACGATCAAGAAAATCAGCAAGAGCAATTGTTCAATTAACAATAACTGATGTGACAGAAACAAATTCAACTATAGTAATACCAAAGTATAGTGAATTTACTACAAGGTATCAGGGCGATACATTTTCATTTGTAACTAATAAGACATATATTGCACGAAAAACCGGCAAAGACGGCACGTTCACAACAGATAACATTGAGATATTCGAAGGTCAGATGCTAGCAACATTTGAAAGAGAAGGTTATTTTATAGATGATGACGGTAAATTGCGCATTGCTATTACTAATGATACTGTTGATACTGATTCAATTGGTGTTTTCATAGACTCAGAACAAACTGATGATCAGAATCAATTTACATATGCTAGTGGTATTTTTGGAATCAAACCCGAAGATAAAGTATTCTATGTTGAACCATATTTTGATGACAAATATTCAATTTATTTTGGTCGCAATGTTTTTGGCGTTCAACCAACCGAAGTTGAAGATGTTCGCGTACTATATCGTATTACAAGTGGAGCAGAAGCAAACGGGGCTGTTAAATTTGATGCGACGTTTATTAGTGGTGCATCGATTAGTGTTGCAACAATAACAAAAGCTTATGGTGGCGCTGAGCGTGAAGATTTAGCATCTATAAGATATTTTGCTCCAAAGTCGATTCAAATACAAGAAAGAGCGATTACAACAAGCGATTACGAAATATTATTGAAACAAGCTTTCCCGGAAATTAGTGCTGTATCTGCATATAGTGGAGATCAGTTAGATCCTCCTCAATTTGGTAAAGTTGCTATAGCTGTTTATTTAAGAGATAATACCCAATTGATATCTACTACAGTATCAAATGAATATCTTCAATTTCTAAGTGATCGAAGCCCATTAAGTGTTGAACCAATATTTGTTTCAACTGACTTTGTATATTCTGACCTAGACATTAAAATATATTATACAACAAAGTTAACTGAAAAATCAGTTGATGAAATTGAAGCGCTCGCAAGAGCTGCAATACAGTCATATTCTGATGATAACCTAGAACAATTTAACAAGTCATTAAGACTATCTAAATTATCTTCTATTATTGATAATCTTGATCAATCTATACAGAGTAATAATATTGAAGCTTATCCAGTTATTGAATATTCACCACCATTAAATGTTAAAGTAAATCCAACATTTAAGTTTGAAGCTGAATTGACTAAACCTTATCCATTCAAAGAATCAAATGGTTTTTCTGATTATAAACCAGCAATTAAGAGTGGCGTGTTTGATGTTGACGGTGTTTGTGTATTTCTACAAGATGATGGTATGGGTAATATTCAAATTGTTACTGATGACGCAACAAATCCACAAGTTATAAATCCAGCTGCTGGAACAGTTGATTATGTTACTGGTACAGTAAGATTAGTAAAATTAACAGTTGAAGATTTTCCAAACTCGGCTATTAAAATTATAGCAAGAACAGTTAAAAACGATATCAAATCTCCACAAGGTAGAGTATTCATTTTAAGAGATGATGATGTTAAAATTAACGTAATAGTTGAAGATGAAAGATCTTCTCAATAACAGGATAGTGTAATGCAAATAGAAAAGAACATTGCGTTTCTGGTAAATCAGCAATTTCCTGCTATATATCGCGAGAGTGGTCCAGAGCTAGTAAATTTAGTTGAAGAGTATTACAACTTTTTAGAAACAGATACGAAGCAAAGTAATTACGTTGGTAGGCGGTTGTTTGAATATAAAGATATAGCAACAACTGTTTCGAGTATGATAGTATTCTTTCAAAAGAAATATATGGCAGACTTGCCATTTAAAGAAGAGTCTGTTAGATTTATATCAAGAAACATAATGGAATTGTATCGTCGCAAAGGAACAAAGGCAGGTATAGAATTATTTTTTAGTGCGTTTTATAACGAAGAAATTGATATATTTTATCCGGCTATTAAAATGTTTAAACCATCTGATTCTAAATGGAAGACTGGTATATATTTGCAGATGTTTGTAAATTCAAATTTCTTCGAATCTAATTCTGGGTTATCATATAATTATAATGATTTGTTAGGTAGAAATATAAAAGGTACGTCGTCTAATGCTAAAGCAGTCGTCGACAAGATAAATTTTGTTGTATTGAATGGTATAAGCACTGCTATAATTTATATAGAAAAAGTTCAAGGAACTTTCAAGCGTTTTGACGATATCCAAACAAGCATATTAGGTGAAGTTGTTACGTTCGGCAGAGTAAACGGATCTTTAAGTTCTTTTTTAGTTGACGATGATTTCAACAGTACGTCTGGAAATTCGGTTGGCGATATATTCGATGTTCAGTCTGAATTTGGTTTTGGTGGTACTGCAATTGTAACAAAAGTATCAGAAGAATTTACAGGTGAAATTAATTATAAAGTAGAAGATGGCGGTTTTGGATACTCAATAGAAAATACAAAATTAATAGTATCAGATCAAGTTATTGTATTAGATAATATAGATCTTAGCTTCGTTGTTGGTGAAACTTTGACTGATACTGTTGGTAACACTGGAACAGTCGTTGGTCAAAATACTAACATCGTTGGTGTTAAAATGATTGCTAATAATGATTTTAGTATTGCTGAAACAATAAGCACTGTTAACAGAACTATTAACATAGATTTAGATATTTCAGATGTAACAGTCAAAAATTTAACATCACCTGGTCCAATGTTTGCTGATACAGGTGATGCTAATAATGTTATAGTTGAATCACTATCAAATCAAGAAGTGATTCAAATTATAACTGATATCATCGAACCATATATAGACGTAGATATTAACAGCCTAGATTACGGGCTTGATGCAAATAACAACATGTCTGGAACTGCTGGACAAGTTAATCTCACAACGGTAATTCAAGACGCGTTTGATTTAACTCCTTTTACTATCGGAACAATTGATTCATTTGCTAACATAAACCCTGGAACTGGTTACGAAAATGATGCGTTTACTATTGCAGTTGACAGCGTAATTCACACGCTAGAACGATATAATCAAATAGTAACATTGTCTGAACCCTTAGATGCCGCAACGTTTGTAGTAGGTGAGATTATAACAGAAGAAACAACAGGTAAGACTGGAAAAGTTAGATCTGTTAACTCTCAAGACGGATTTATTATAATAACTCCATTTTCATATTATGGATTCAGTGGTAGCTATAATGTACTAAAAGAAAATGCAGCGCCTGGCGATGTTAAAATAGTAGAAAGAGTCGATACAGATTATACATCTGAAGTACACGGTAATAACGCAAAAATAAAAAGTATAACTGAGTTTGCTGTTGGTGCCATTTCAGAAGTTGCAATTAGTGACTCTGGATTTGGTTATGTTGATGAGTCAGAAGCTTTCCTATTAGATGGTAATAATAATATAGTAGTAAAAGGAATAATTGAGTCTGATACTCAAGGCAAAACAGCGGGTTTCTGGTCTTCACTTTCTTCTCACATAAACGGTTATAAGGAATCTGCGAACACTATATCATATTACGATTCTGGAATGAGAATACAAGATAGCGATTATTATCAAGAATACTCATATGAAATAAAATCGACTATTGGTATTGAACGATACGAAACACTAGTAAGAGATAATGTACACTTAGCAGGTACTAAAATGTTTAGTAAATTCTCATACAAGAATAAAACTGGCGGTGGAAACAAACCACGATTTATAAGATTATTTAACGACCAAGGTACAGGTTCACCACTAGAAGTTGTATAAATAAACAAAAATGTAATTGGAATTCGAGCGAATCATGGCAGAAATATTAACAACTAATTTTAAAACTGATACTACTAAATTATTTACTGCGAGCGCGCTTAGTAGTGAATATTACCTGTTTGCTTCTAGTATAAATGCTACTGTATCAAATAATGGAATGCGATCAACAAACAACTTTCTAGAGAACACGTTGTTTGGTAAGAAAGTATTAAACGAAAATAAGTTATTTATGATTAAATATTATCCATGGCAAAGCGGCTTGGTTTATACTCAATACGACGACATAGAAGATTTAGAAGATGTTAATTTCTATAGTGTTGTCGGACCAAACAGTAATGATACAGGTGATTATAGAGTATACAAATGTTTAAATAACAATTTTGGTGCAAAAGTTTCAAGTCCCCCAAATTATAGCGGAGTTACAGTAGATCAAATATATAGAACCGCTGATGGTTATGTTTGGAAGCACATGTATGCGTTAACTGAAATTGAATTTGACGCGTATAACGCTATCGGATATATTCCAATAATTGGCTCTTTTGATATTTCACCACAACATATAACCAACGGATCTCCGATATCAGACATAATTGTGGAAAACATAGATTCTAATAATGGATATACTGTAGATACTGGAACTATAGAAACGGTATACGCCGCCGGTAGCGCTAAACAAGACGAAATGCAAATGCGACCTACAACTGAGTTAAATCAAACATTAAATTATTATGTCGGCCAGAGTATCTATATAACAAATACTAGTGGTGTATCGTTTCTTTTTGAAGTTACATATTATTCATACGGTGTTGGTGGTTTACCAGTTATTAGTGTAGATGTAACTAACGGAACACCAAACTCGCTTGGGATTCTTAGAGGAGCAACTTTTAGCTTCTTACCAAGAATAGAAATATTGGGTGACGGTACTGGTGCTCAGGCTGTACCTAACATATCAAACAGCAAAATAAATTCAATCAGTATACTAAATAGTGGTACTGGTTATAACAATTTATCAGTCAGAGTTGTTGATCCAGAATTTAACTTCGATCCTGAAAATGCTAACACTGTTGAGATAAGCGCTGAAGTAAGAGGAATACTTGCACCAAAAGATGGTCATGCTTATAACTTATTAGAAGAATTTAAATGCAGACACATGTTATTATATGCATATATTACAGCGGATAATAACAATAATATTGGTGCGACAAACACATATGGTACCGTGGGATTTGTGAAGAATCCAGAGTTTGCAAATACATCACCAGCTGTGTTTGATAATAGAATAGCAGTTACTACAGACGATATTGGATCTGTATTAGTAAACACAATAATAACTCAAGTTGACAATAACAATAAAACTATTTTTTCCGGCAAAGTTCACGAAGTTAATCTATCGACTAATACGATGTACATCGCTGAGCATTGCGGTCCATACCAAAATGTTGGCAATACAAGCATATCATTTAGTGAAGATTATCCATTTAGATCTGAAACAGGTCAAACAATTAATATAAATACACCTATAAATACAAATGTAATAACACCAGAATACACACAAAGAACCGGTGAAGTATACTTTATGGAAGATTTCTTCCCACTGGATAGAAACATTTTATCAAGAGAAGAGTTTAAACTTGTTCTGGAATTTTAAAGGAAGCAATCTAAATGCCTATTAACACAGATCTTAATACTGCACCGTATTTCGACGATTTCGACATAGCAAATCAATATCATAAGATATTGTTCAAGCCTGGGTATGCAGTTCAAGCCCGTGAACTAACACAACTTCAGACTATTTTGCAAAGTCAGATAGAGCAGTTTGGAGATAATATCTTTAAAGAAGGTAGCATAGTTAAAGGTTGTAACTTTACAACGCTAGGTGATTTGCAATTTGTTAAAGTTATTAATGATATTATACCAGCATCACCCGGTGATCCAACTGATATTTTATCATATGTAAGCAAGCGCGTAGTTGAACAAGTCGTAGGTGGAAATGATATTGAAGTAGATTATGTGTATGAAATAGTTGGTACAACTTCTGGATTACGAGCAAGTATATTATCTTCTGCTCGTGGTTTTGAATCACGCCCACCAGATTTAAATACTTTTTACATAAACTATTTAACAACAAACGAAGACAACAATTATAAAGTCTTTCAAGGCGGCGAAGCTTTAACTATAAATTTGTATAAGTTTAAAGTGGGAACTACTGAAACAGCTTTCCCGCCTGAATTAGGAAAGGCAACAACGAGTGTAACACTATTTAATAATCCTACCGGTCATGCTTATGGAATTCAATCTTCACCCGGAATAGTTTTTCAAAAAGGTCATTTCCTGTTCGCAGAAGAACAAACATTGGTGGTTGCAAAATATTCAAATTTACCTGATAGTGTTGCTGTTGGTTATACAGTACAAGAAAGACTTACTTCTGCACTAACTGATAATTCTTTGTATGATAATGCAAACGGTTCTAATAACGAAAATGCTCCTGGTGCTGATAGATTAAAATTACAACCTTTACTTACTGTTTTAAGTACTGGCGCTGCTGACTCAGATCCAACGTTCTTTGCTTTAATTAGGTATCAAAACGGAAACGAAATTGCTTTGCGCGATGTATCGCAATATAATGTATTAGGCGAAGAACTTGCCAAGAGAACATTCGAAGAATCCGGTAATTACATTTTAAATGATTTCAAAATAAAGACAGATCGACGTGATAGTGTCGTCAAAGCGCTTGTTGGTACAGGTACTGCATATGTTAAAGGTTTTCGTGTTGAAAATACAGGCGAGCGTTCATATACGATAGATCAAATCACTGGTACCGAAATTCACAACAGTCAGCCAGTATCATTTAATTATGGATCATACGTTGATGTCGTATCTTATAATGGACAGTTTGATATTGATGTTCCAACTCCGGTTCCATTACTAAACGCAAACACTGTTCAAATTGGTACAACTTACGTATCAAATTTAACACCAACTAAATTATTTTTACATGGTACTCGATTCGATGTCGGTGAAAGATTCGCAAACGTCGCCAAAATAGACGGACCATATGGTGAAGTTACTGTCGGTAATATATTAAAAGACACTTCAAAATCGGCATTGATATTTAACACTGGAATGTTTAGTGTCAAAGAAACAACTGACACTATACTTCCAGTAAGAGTTCAAGAGAGTATTACACCTAACAGTGCAGCTTTTACAATAAGCGCATCACCGGGCGATGATTTTAACGTTGATAATACTGATTTAGTTGTTATATCTAACACTAATACATTCATTCCAATTACGAGTGTATCTACAACCTCAAATTCTAGTATACTGAATGTACAGTTAAATTCGAGTATAACAAGTGGCACAATTTATTACAATAAACGAATTCAGGGAGCAGTTCCTCACACTAAAGAAGTTAAAACTCCATTTGTCGGAGTACCATATACAACAGCAGTAACAAAGTATAGTTTAGGTTTCCCAGATGTATTTAGAATAGTGAGTATTGTTGATCCGTCTAATAATGATTTTACTGATAGTTTCCGTTTAAAATCAAATCAGAAAAATCAGTATTACGATTTATCTTATATGGAATATATTCAGGGGCGACCAAAACCATCAAGCGGCGTTCAACTTACAGTTGGTGTGAGAGTATTTGAATTGAGCACTGTTACTGGTGAATACTTCTTTACAGTAAATAGTTATCCAAACACTTTAGATCAAAGCGATATTCCAATCTATGATAGTGGTAATAAAACACGATATAATTTAAGAGAGTCTTTTGATTTTAGACCATATGTTGATATCGATCCAGCAGCAAATTATAACGCGCTTGTAAGTGCGCCATCAGTTATAACAAATACCGTTGATAGTATACCCCCAACTTTTGTTAATAACGGGATTGGTTTAATACCAGCTCTTAACACGAGTGCAACAACTGATATTGAATCATACCTAAGTAGAATTGATTTAATAACGGTTGATTCTTACGGTGAAATCAATTTAGTTAAAGGTAAAGAAGATAGTTTTGCAGTTCCTCCAAAAACTAGTTCTGATAAATTAGCAATTGCGCAGATTAAAGTTCCAGGATTTCCTGCATTATCTGCACAAGAAGCTGCAGAGTCTGGTAAACGTGAATACGCTATTAAAGCTAAATCTATTGGCACTAAAAATTACACGATGAAAGATATTAAAAGTCTTGAAAGAAAAGTTGATGATTTAGTTTACTATATATCTTTAAGTCAGCTTGAAACTGATACTCAAAACTTATCAATACTTGATGAGAATGGATTATCTCGTTTCAAGAATGGTTTCTTAGTTGACCCATTTAACGATTTGTCACTCGCCAACGTCGAAAATACTAAATTTGATGCTGCAGTGCCTTTTAACAAAAAGATTTTAATGCCTTCAGTTAAAACTTTCCCATTAGATCTTAAATACAAATCTTCCACTGGGGCAGCTGTATTTCCATCTCCAAGTAACATAAAAGTTGCTACTGTAGCTAGAGATGAAACTACCGCTGATGTAACTATACTATCTCAATATTTTGCTTCAGAATTCAGAAACTGTGTAAGTAACTTTTACAGTTACAACGGAAGTGGTGTTGTGTCTCCTCCATATGACGCAGCATATGACACTACAACAAATCCACTTAATTTGGAAATAGACTTAATTACTCCATTCCAAGATTTTGTTGATAATCTCCAAGAGTTTGTACCACTTACCGATTCTTCAGCAAGAACAGAATTTGTAGGCGATGGTAATAGATTTAGTGGTATAGAAACTACAACTACTAGTAACAGACAATTGACGTTTACAGAACAGACTGGTGAAAATTCAGTTGGTGAATTTGTTACTAATTTTCAGTTTAATCCTTATATGGAATCAAGAGATATTAAAGTTTATATGTCTGGATTACGTCCAGACACTAATCATTATTTCTTCTTTGATGAAGTTCCAGTCGCTAATTTTATTATACCAGGATCACACGTTGATGCTGCTGATGATATTGAAAGATTTGGGCAATTTGGAGATATAGTAAAAACTGATGAATTTGGAGTACTAAGAGCAGTATTCAATATACCTAGTGCAACGTTCTTTGTTGGTGATCGGGTATTACAGATTGCTGATGTTGATGATTACAATAGTATCGATTCTGGTTCAACATCAAGAGGTATTGTCACATACAGAGCGTACAACTTCTCAGTTGAAAAAGCTTCATTAACAACTTCTACTCGAGCTCCGGATTTTGATATTGCAACTACTACAACTACAAGAAATCTGCCTCGTAGACCAATCACGGGTAGAGATCCACTCGCTCAAACATTCTTTGTTAAATCCGGTATGGGTAAAGGTTCTAATTCTGTATTCTTATCAAAAGTTGATTTATTCTTTAAAAGAGTGAGTACAGTTAATGGTGTAACTGTTATGATACGTGAAGTATTAAATGGTTATCCAACAAATCAAACTATACCTTTCTCTAGGGTTCATTACAAACACAATCAAGTAAATGTGTCTGACGACGCATCTGCTGCTACTACTTTTAATTTTGATGCACCAGTCAGACTTGATGTTGATAAAGAATATTGCATAGTAGTTATGCCTGACGCAAACGACCCCAATTATTTAATATTCACTTCTAAAGTCGGTGGTGTTGATTTAACACCTGGACCTACTCAAGGCCAATCGATAGTTCAAGATTGGGGTGACGGTGTATTATTTACGTCTACTAACGATCGAGCTTGGAAGTCGTATCAAGATGAAGATGTTAAGTTTAACTTATATAGACACAATTTCGCGCCAGGTGATGCTACAATTACACTTACACATAGTGATCACGAATTCTTATCAGTTGATGATATAACTGGTAAATTTAATGTTGGCGAATTAATATATCAAGAAAAAGGTTCAAATACTAATGTCGGTATAAGCATCGCAGGTGGAGCAGTTATAACTGGTGGCAGCACAGTAATTGGTGATGTATATAACGCCGGCGATTATATTTTATTAACTAATGGTGCTTTAACACGTAAAGATATATTCAAAATATTAAGTATTGATGCTGGTTTAAATACAGCTGTAGTAAATAAACCATCAAGTTTTAATGGTGTTTTTGGTGCTCCAGTTGTTGTTGGTAGATTATCTTATTATAATACACGTAATCCAAACGAAATGCATCTTGATAACAGTTCAGCAAGGAGTAATAGATTATTTTCATCATCATCTATTATAAAGGGTCTAGATAGTGGATTTAATGCCAACTTAGTAAGTGTTGATGATATTAATATAAGCTATGTACAACCAATGATTATGAAAGCAAACGATTCTGTTTCTACTATAAGCATGTCGGGAACTTTTGTAAGTCCTAAAGATGTTAATGTGACATATAATAAAGAAATGAAGTTCAACGATAATAACCATTTTAATAATAACGGTGTTGTTGTTTATAGTAAATCAAATGATGTTAATGGAACTAAATCGTTTGACATAAATATAGATATAAGTAATGATCAAAACGTAACATCAACTGGTGTTGTTGATATTGAAATTTCTAAATTAATAGCTTATCAATATAAAATAACAAGTTCACCAGATACTACGTCCTCGTATATTTCGAAGACTATTGAATTAGCTGAAGATTTAGACGCAGAAGATTTAAATTTGATAATTACCGGTTATAGACCAAATGGTACAGATATTAAAACTTATATACGACCTCAGAATGAATTTGATAGTGACAACTTTGATTCGGTTGAATGGATAGAGCTTGAATTATTTGAAGGTGTTGGAACTTATTCATCTACTACAAACATCAATGATTATCGGGAATTTAAATATCGTGTAGCTAGTGCAAATAAAGATGTAAATGGAGCAATAACTTACACAAGCAACGCAGGTGATTTCTCAGGTTATAGAAAGTTTGCTATTCGAATAGATATGCTTTCTGATAATATACATTCAGTTCCAACTCTTAAAGATTATAGAGGGATTGCTTTAACATAATGGATATGATTAAAGATACGAAATCTGGTGCTGTTATTAACAAAGACAAAACGACTTTGAATAAATATAAATTAGACAGAAAGTATCAGAGAAAAGTTGACAAATTAGAGGCAGATATTGAAGAGATGCAATCGTTTATCTCAGCAATCTGTGAAAGACTAAATAATTTAGAGCAGAGATAAAATGGCCAAAGCAACAATACAAGATATATTAACAACACAAACTTTTCAGAGTTGGTTTGATAAAACTAACGAAATTGTTGGGCTGATGCGCGAAGAAGTTGTAACAGCTTCAACTGGTGGAGATTCAACAATTGGTAATGTGACACTCGTTGGTGATTTTAATTCATCGAATATGAGCACTAGTGGCACGTTACAAACAAACACGATAACAAATTTTACTGGCGGTAATAGTATAGTTTTTAACTCTTCAGTACAATTAGAAGGCACATCAGATATTTGTGCAACGTTTAATTTCGGTTCAACTGGCGGACTTACTCGATATTCAAGTGATACGTTCTCTTGGGATATTGGTTTACAAGGAACGAGTTTTATTATCAATACAGGTGTTGGTGATAACGTATTTGAATTATCGTCAGCTGGTACATTGACAATTCCAGATTTAGTCGTATCTGGAAGTATAAGTGGTGCTGGGTTTGTATCAGACAGCATAGCAGAAGGCAATACTAATTTATTCTACACTGACTCTCGAGTATCATCAGCAATAAGTTCAACTGTTAATAAAGTTTTTGTTGACGCACTTAATATTAACGCCGATAGATTAAACGGAGTTAACTCAACTCTATTCATGAGAAATGACTCTACTCAGTCATTAAACGGGAGTCTTACAGTTAATGGCAACGTCAATGTTTCCGGTAATGTTACAACTGATTATTCTGCTTCTGATATTAACTTAAAAGAAAATTTAGTTAAGATTGATGACTCGTTATGTAAAGTATCAATATTAAGTGGATATACATTCAATTATATAAATAGACCAAATGAAAGAGTTGCAGGTTTAGTAGCACAAGAAGTAGAAAGAGTTCTACCTGAAGCGGTTTACGAATTCGAGAATAGTGAAGGCGAAGTGTACAAGGCTGTTCGTTATGGAAACATAGTTTCTTTATTAGTTGAAGCTATCAAAGAATTAAGTGAAAAAGTAGAAAGATTAGAAAATAAATAAGATATTCTTAGTTACAGCTTATCTACAATGCTTCAAATTAGATAAATAAAAGGAAAAGGGTAGGCTATGTATGTCTAAGATTTCAGAATTAGGTCCAATCACAGGCGCCAATACAAGATCAGAAGATCTTTTTGTTGTTGTTAACCTTTTGCAAGGTGATGACGGCACAAAAAAAATATCGCGCGCAGAATTAGTACAGTCAATTCAATACGAAGATTTTGATAGAATTTCTATAACTGGTGGCACAATTACTAGTGTGATCATGACTAATTCAGATTTAGATGATGTAAGAATCACAGAATCTACTTTTGATTCAGGTTCTATTACAACCTCGTCTTTTACAGACGGTTCAATATCATTTTCAACAGCCAATAATATAACTATGGTCGATTCAACATTTGAATTTGGCGATATAGATCAAAGTACATTTAATAACGGTGAAATCTTAAATACAACAGCGGCTAATGTATCAATAGAAAATTCTACTTTTAATGACGGTATAATATCAAACACAACAATTTCAGATTCATCAGCTAATAATGTATCTCTTGAGAATTCTGTATTTGAAGATGGTGTTATACTCAATTCAAGTCTTGTAGATTTTGATATGGATTTGAACAACAAATACAGCCAACCAGTTATTGATGAAAACTCTTATTTTGCACTTAAAAATGCTAAAACTGGTGAGACAGAACAATTCTCATATAAACAATTTTTTAGTGCTCTTGCCAAGACAACAGAGAAAGCACTGAAAGTTCATGTAGATTCTGGCGGCGATGATGCGTATCCGGGTACTATTTTACAACCAGTCCGCACACTACAGAGAGCTAGCGAATTAGCATTAGAAAAAGCCGGTGGATTTTACGACAGAAACGATATCAATAACGCAGTTCATATTAGTGTCGGGCCAGGGTCTTATTTCTTAAAAGAAAGTGTTTTGTTACCAGACGATTGTTCTTTGTCATCTACTGCTGGACAATACGCTACACTTATTGAAATGGAAAGAGGCTATGAAAGAACTAACGGAATATTAGTTGGCTCTGGTTGCTATGTTCAAGGCTTTGGATTCATGAACTTTGAAGTAGATAATTTTGATTATCCAACTACTGGTTTTGGCGTTGCATATCGACCAGGTGCTCTTTTAAGACGTTCTCCATATATTCGAGATTGTTCTCAATTATCAAACTTTAACCGTCTTGATGTTGAGCCACCTTTACAACCATTCAACTCAAAAGGCACAATCTCAGATTTAGGAACAGAACTCGTGCTAGACACGGATCATTCTGGATTGTTCTTAGAAGGAGATGAGGTAACATTTTCGAGCGGTTCAGCTGGTTTCATAACTTATATAACAGACCTACCAACAGAAAATAAAATATATGTCAGAAACTTAAACGGTGTTGTTGGTGTTGGTGACATGTTATATGCTGAATCTGGCGGTACTGGAACAATTAATATAGTAGGTCCAGAAGATTTCCCTAATCCATTAGTTGGAAGAGGTGGTGGTTGTGTATTAGCAGATAGACGAGTTCTTGATACTGATTCACTATACACATACGTATTATGTTTTGGTTTTACTCCACGTACTCAAAACGGTTTAGGTTATGTTGCAAGAAACGGCGCTGGTATTAACGGTATTGGTTCGTTATCAATATTTGTTCGATGTGCATTCTATGCTTTAGATGGTGGACAAATGACGTTGAACAACTCTGGTACTCAGTTTGGTGACATATCAATGAGAGCCAAAGGTTCAACTAAAGTATTTCAACCTAGATCTACGAGCGCTGTTTTAATACAAGATAAAGCGTTTGCTGACTCATTATCAGAGAATAAAGATGATATTATTGCCGATGTTGTGGAATTTATAACATCTAATACTGCATCAGGCGGTTTAGATTATAAAGCTTATGACGCAGAGAAATGCAAACGTGATTCAGGTATCATTATTGATAGTGTCGGATATGACATTGCGCTAGATTCAAACTACTGGGGAAGACTATGTGGTATAACATACCGCAGTCCAATATCTTATGTTGTTGTAAATGAACAGTTAACAGAAACAACTGGAGCAATTAACCACTTAAAAGTTAACGTAGATACTTTATTTGCAAACTCAAGCAATACAATAAGTGATAGAGCTAATACCTCATTCTCAGAAATACTTAATGTGCTTGAGTACGGTGAAGATTACGCTACTCCAATTACATTTGCAGATACTGGCGTTGTAGCAAGAACTGCTTCAAGAGAATTACTGCAAGATAACAAAGAACTTATTACTGAAGAGTTAATTGATTGGATTGAAGATAACGACGAATTCTTTGCTTATGACAGTGTTAAATGTCGTCGCGATACTACCGATTATATTTTACCTGCAGTAAGATACGACATGATGTTAGAAACAAATTACAATTCTGTTACTGCCGGAAACGCTTATTATATGGCGACTGCTGGCAAGGTCGTAAACAATCAGAAAGAAGAAACAATATCAGCGTATACACGGCTACGTGACCAGACAAACGAAATAATTGCAAGTACAACGAGTAAAACAAGATCAGATGCTGCTTTCGACGAAATTGTAGATATTTTAGAAAATGGAGTTACTGCTTCAGATACTATCGTATTTAGTGATAACTCAGGAATAAGCGCAAACAGACGCAATGCAAGAATACAACTTCAGAATAACAGATCATATATCCAAGATCATATAATGGGTTATATCAATGATAATTATTTCATATACAGCGCTGATAAATGTGAACGCGATATTGCTGAATATATTTTACCAGCAGTTCAAAGAGATTTAGTATTAGGTACTAACTTTAACTCAATTCAAACAGGAATCGGATATTATTCTGCTACTGCTAGCGAAGTTGTCAACGCACAGTTAACAGAAACTTCAGGCGCTGTAACACACCTTAAAGGATTAGTTAATAGTAGTGTTATTAGTGACTCAAATTCAATTTTAAGAACGAATGCTGCTTTTGATGAAATTATTGATATAATGAATAATGGATTAGTTGCTGTTGATACTATAACATGGTCAGATCCTGCAATAGCTGATATATCACCAAATGGTACAAACGCTAAAAATCAATTACAATCTAATAGAGAATTCGTACAAGAAGAAACAATAGCGTGGATTGAAGATAATTATTTCGCATACGATGGTAAAAAATGTTCTAGAGATGTTGGATTAATTATAGATTCAGTTAGGCGTGACGTTCTTACAGGTTCAAACTTTAACGCAGTTTTCGCAGGGTTAGCATATCGTTCAGGAAATGCTTCAGCTGAAGAAGTTATTACTACACAGTTAACACAAACTCTTGGTGCAATAAATTGGGTAAAAGATAAAGTTGTTGCTAAGTTAACTGGTTCTTCTGCTGTAAGAGCAACTGATGCGTTTAGTGAAATTATTGATATAATGACAAATGGAACTAGTTCGGCTGATACTGTAAACTTCGGTTCTGTTGTAATTAACGCGAATACAGAAAATGCTGTTAATGTGCTACAACTCAATAGGGCATTCTTCCAAGCAGAAATTACAGCTTGGTTAGCAAATGAATATCCAACACTAACTTACGATGTCGCTAAGTGCGAAAGAGATGTTGGTTACTTGGTTGATTCAGCAACTTGGGATATCAAAAATGGTTCTAACGCAGGGTCAGTAAATAATGCGAGATTATATTTCGATAATGCTGTGAGTGTTTTACAAGAAGATCAAAAGGTAATCACATCAAAAGCGTTTAAACATTTATCAGAAGTTGCTTATTTAGTCGTTCAAGATGTATTAGTTACGCCGAGTACTGGTAATGGTGTAACTCAAGACACGACATTAGGTAATTCGGGTATTACTACTGCTGACGACGTTAGAGACCTAATTGAAATAGTTGCATTCACTATTAGAAATGACGATTTTGATGTTATTCCAACTTATATCGAACCTAGTTCTGAGAGTGCTCTATACACTACAGCAGCAAAAGAAATTAATGGCATTAAAGCTTCAAGTCAATCGGGTGTTATAACATTTATAGCAGAAACGTTTAATGGTTTATCTTATAACAAAGCGTTATGCCGAAGAGATGTTGGTTTAATAGTTGACGCAGTTTCGAAAGATATTGAATATGGATATAATAACTCTACAATTGATGCTGCAAAATATTATTTCAATAACGCAGTTAATATTTTACCAGAAGATCAAAGACTTCCAACTAGATTAGCGTTTGAGCACCTAGGTGATACAGTTAGAAACGTAGTTCAAGAGATTTTAGTTACTAGAACTACCGGAAATATAGTCACGCAGGATACTACAGGGGCACCAGCTGATGCAACAATTGCTAATACTGTGCACGATTTAATTCAGATTATTGCAGATTTAGTTGATAACAGAACAGAAGGTACTCTTCCAACATCTGGTTCTATATTATCAGATCCAAACAGAAAGGTTGCCCGCGAAAATCTTCAAGCTAATAGAACATTCTTGCAAGCCGAAGTTGTTAATTACATTAATGACAGATACCAAACAGACAGATATTTCACATATGATGAAGCTAAATGTAATCGCGACGTTGGTTATATTGTTGATGCAATCTCTCATGATATTCAATATGGTGGTAATTCTGCAACGTTGAATGCTGCAGGAATATATTTCAATAATGCAGTAAATGTTCTTCCCGAAGATCAAAGAGAACCAACAAGATTTGCGTTTGAGCATTTAAGCGAAGTTGTTAATAAAATAGTCCAAAGACAAACATTTGTTCCATCTGTTGGAAACGTAGAAGTTCAAGATTTAACTATCATTGGTTGTAATCCTGATATTGGAGCTATAGCTAAAAAACTTGTCTTAATTATATCAAATATATCAGACGATGTCAACGACAATAATTTACCAGTTCGAGTAGATCCAACAGTAACTTGGGTTGATAATAATTACGTTGTATCTAAAGAATTAATAGAAGCTCAAGTTGAAGATTTGGCTGTACAAGTTATTAGTCATATCACAACGACTTACAACGGATTAAGTTTCCCTGTTGAAAAATGTCGTCGTGATATTGGTTTCTTAATTGATTCAGTATCGCATGACGTTCAGTATGAAACAAATTCAGCTACAAGAATAGTTGCACAGATTTACTTTGAAAATGGAATCAGTGTACTACCGGTTGATACAAGAACACAAACTGCTGACGTGTACGCATATTTAGCTACAATATTCTCTAGTGTTATTCAAGAAGTTGATACACAAAATCCTACGTACACAATAACTGCTCAAGACTTTACAGGAACTGGAGCTTCAGCAAGTGAAGCAACTGAAGCTAGCAGTCTTGTTGGAATTGTTGAAGATGTTGTTAGAAATGATTCGCTTGATTCTGTTCCTGCATTACAAGAACCTAACTTATCGTGGGTTGCTACTGAATTTACAACTGCTGCTGACACAATTGATACTAATTCAGATACACTTGCTGACGATATTATCGAATGGTTAAGTACTGAATTTAACGTTCTTGATTATAACAAAGCTAAGTGCAAGCGTGATGTTGGTTACTTAGTTGATGCGTTTAGCTTTGACTTAAACTACGGTGGAAATACTGCTTCAAGATGGAATGCAGATTTCTACTTCTGGAATAATGTTTACAGAATCCCAGAATACCAACGCGAAGCAACTGCTAAGTCATATAGATATCTTGGCTTAATTTGTTCTAATATTGTTATCGGTGAATATAAAGGTCAAAATAGAAGTAACGAATTAGGTACACTAAAAGAATCTCGCAAAGTGCAAGATCTCGCAAATATTTTTTATACAACTCAGATAAATAATGATATAACCAAACTGCCTTTATTAGAGCAACCTGACTTTACATGGCAAGCAACGCAGTTTGTATTCTCAAGAGATATATTATCTAAGAATAAAATAACGCTAGCAGAAGAAGTTATAAGGTTTGTAAACTCAGAGTACAACTTTGTAGATATTAATTTAACGAGACGTGATGCAGGCAACTTATTGCAGTCTATATCAGATGATTTCAGAGATTCGAACGCTGCGTTTAATACATTTGGTGGTCAAACATCAACAAGAACATTTACTGCTTCGTTATTCGATTATGACGGAACTCATGTATTCCCTGTATTTAATTCTCAAACGAATGGATTAAAATATAGAGGTTCGGTTGGTGTAATTGAAGATTTACCAGCTGCTGGAAATAAACCGAACTACGCATATATAGTTGCAACAGATATTTCAACTAATCTATATGAAGGTGTAGTATATCGCTGGAATGGTTCTGCTTGGATTAGTGATGGAGTAAATAATACTGTATTGCTTGAAGCATTTTATAGATCATGGGAAAGAATAAGAGATTATATTAAAACAACGTATTCTCCTAGCAGTGCGCATAACGTAATGCTAGACGGATTGTTTAACGATATATTAATTTCAAATGTTCTTAGACCTGAAGTACTAACATTTGGTTCATTAGTTGAATCAATTGCTCACCAATTCAACGGTGCATCAGCCGGTGTAAACAGAAGAGCACTACCACTAAACTTTAGAAATTTAGGCCAAGCAATATCTGCTTCAGCTTCAGTATTATCAGAAGACGGTGGAAGAATAAGATGGTCTGGCGCTGATGAATTAAACAACCAATACTTTGCGCGCGGATTAAAAATTAACGGTAGAACTGGAAGAATTGAAGGTCGACCATTTACATCATCAGTTAGAAAACTTGCGAGACGCGCTTCTAATAGTAGAGCAAGTATTTAATATATAAGGAACTCGGATAATGCCAGCAAATACAATAATCACAACTATCAAAACATCTCAAGCCCCAGATGCAAAACCGATTGCAAAGAGTATAATACTTACAACAAATTGGCAAGTATTAATTGAAGTACCTAATTACGAAGTGCCAGAACTCGTATTTGGTGGATCAACTACAGTAGAAAATGGTGTTGGCGAAGTTATTAGTCCATTAATATGTTGTAACATTACAGCTAACACCGCGACTGTAGATTTGCGAGTACACAGACACGCAGATAATTTTGAATATTTTTTCTTAAGAAATTTACAAGTTCCCGCGTTTGATACAATACCAGTACCAATGAATGGACAATTCTTTAAAACTGGAGATGTTTTGGAAATCATAAGTGACACTGATTTAGCAATACATGCTAATCTATCGTTTACGTTAGGCCAATCGGAGGAAGACGATGTCTAGTAGATTTAAAGGAATAAGTGGTCGTACTACAACGCTGGGTCACGGTGTTCCTCAATCTTTCCCTATTCAGCTTGATCCTTCTCCGTTTGAAGGAGCAGTTGTATATACAACAACGGGTGAATTAAGATATTCAAATGGAACCAGTTGGCAAGAAATTTCTGGTGCACAAGGCACAATTGGTATTCAAGGTAACGCAGGAACACAGGGTCTTCAGGGAAATTATGGTCCAGGGTTTACAATCGTTGGATCAGTTGCCGATGCAAACGCAGGAGGTGACGCGCAACTAACACTTAATAGTGAATTTCCTACCGCAACTGTCGGTGAAGGTGTTATTGATGATTTATTGGATGAACTTTGGATTTACGACGGCATTAACTGGATAAATATAGGAAGTTTTCGTGGTGTTCAAGGTTTTACTGGTGTCCAAGGTACTCAAGGCGTACAGGGAGAGTTAGGTAACGAAGGTATTCAGGGTTCTCGTGGTTTTAGAGGCCTACAAGGTTTTCAGGGTATTCAAGGTACTCATGGTGTACAAGGTACACAGGGTATTCAAGGTTATAGTGGTGTTGACTCCGGTTTAGTTTTAGAATATAAAATGTCAAATGACCATTTCGAAGCTGATCCAACTGTGTCATTTTTTAGATTTAATAACTCAGATATAACAATAGTTAATAAAATGTGGATTGACAACCAAGATATTTATAGTGTAGATTCTTCAGATTTTTATGAAGCATTAGATTTAGCAACTTCTGCAAATAAAGGCTATATAAAATTTACAATTAAAGGCGATGTTTCGAAATATGTCATATTTTCATATCAGGAAATATTAAATAATAATGGATATTTCGAATTTGATTTAACTTATCTTAGTGGTACTGCGTTAAAATCTGATTTTGTTTTAGGCTCAGGACCATTTACGTATAATAATACTATTATATCTTTTAGTTCTAGCGGAGACCAAGGAATTCAGGGCGTTCAAGGAATTCAGGGTGTTCAAGGAACTCAGGGTTTTGTTGGTATACAAGGTCTTCAAGGTGCACAAGGAGTCCAAGGAGTCCAAGGTTTTATTGGTGTACAAGGTAATACAGGAACTCAGGGTCTTCAAGGTGCACAAGGAGTCCAAGGAGTCCAAGGTTTTATTGGTGTACAAGGTA